CGGCGGGGCAGACGTACGCGTCCCCCAGGCGAAGAGCGCGGTACCCGCAGTGACTGAGATCGAGTTGGCCCCCGGCAGCAAAGTCATCCACATCCGGCTGCCGATGTGGCCCAGGCCGCCGACCACGTTGTTGCCCACGGCGTCGAGCGCGGTGTAGCGCAGCACGTCCACCGTGACCGGCCAGGACTGGACGCCCGCGCCCGTGTGAGAGAAGGCCACGCCGGCGGTGTTGTTGGTGACCGTACAGGCCTGGGAGACCGCGACGGTAAAAGAGTTGATCGCGGAGGCGAACCCCTCGCCCACCACGCCCTCGCCGAGCGCGGTAATCGTGCCGCCGCCCGTGCCCACCACCTGCGACCGCTGAGCGGAGTAAAAGTAAGGGTCGCTGAGCAGCAGGTCCACGCTGAAAGCCGCGTTGGTCCGGCTGTTCATCGTCGGGTCCATGCTGCCGGCGATCTCGGCCATCGCCGTGGAGGTGACCATGGTCGGCGAGCCGCCCTGGGTCAGCCACCAGTTGCGCTGCAGCTGGCCTTGCACGCTGCCCTGCGCCCCGCGGGTGAAGAACAGCTGGCGGAGCATCTGGAAGTTGTCGTTGAACGCGCGGCGCGGGTCGCCCGCCGGGTACGGCTGGCTCGCCGACATCTGGCTGTCGGTCCACATGGTCAGCGTGATGGTGCGCTCGTCCAGGTACTTGCCCCGGAACAGCTGGCCGGAGCGGTAGGGCACCTCGTAGTCCTGGCCCCGGTTGGTGGGGACGCCGAAGCGGGAGCCGCCGAAAGTGGCCACGTTGTAGTAGCTGGACTGAAGCGGAATACCGTTCCAGTACCACATTTCCGCTGGCAGGTAAGCAGCTACCGGGGCAGCGACCATAAGATCATGCCTCGCCCTCCGAGGAACGCAAGCCTGTTGGACGTCCGGGTAATCGAGTCCTCGGTAGCGGCAGGCCGCGGGTTGTTGATGGTCAGGGCGTCCACGTGCAGCCCCACCCGGGTGCTGGCCGCCCCGTCCGCCATGGTGCGCGGCATCTCCCTGGAGGCCGACGCCGACAGCTGGCGCGAGAGGGTAGCCGACATGCCGGGCACGAACAGGCTGGGCACCAGGCCGCCGGCCGCCATGCCGCCGCTGAACATCCCGGCCACGCCGGCCAGCCCCGGGACCTCGCCGCCGCCCGCCAGGCCGAAGCCCATGTTCCCGACCGCGGGCGCGGCCGGGCCGCCGACGATGAGCTTGTTCAGGTCGATGAGCGTGCCGCCGCCGGTCCCGCCCGGCCCGGAGGGGGCCCCTGGCGTGCCGGCCCCCCCTGTCCCGCCCCCGCTGCCACCGGAACCCGGAGCCGGGGTGAGCGTGGTGCCCCAGATGCCGTGCCACGCGTTGTAGGCGTCCACCACGTCTGCCTGGAACTTAGCCAGGTTCGACTGGATCGGGCTGTAGAGGGCCGGCTCCCTGGACTGGGCCAGCGTGGCCACGTCCATCGCCGCCTGCCAGCGGCGCACCGAGCTGTTGGCGGTCGACCACATCGCCGGGGTCAGCTCCTGCGGGTTCGTCTTCAGGTCGGTGAACAGCGGCGCGATGTAGCTGCCCGCCACCGACACCCGGTTCTCGATCGCCGCCCTCGTCGCCAGCCAGGACTTCCAGTCGGCGGCCGACACCCCGGCCGGCTGCCGGGTCCAGGCGTTCAGTGACTTCCACGGCTGCAGCGCGCCCTCCCAGTCCGGGTACAGCCGGGCCGCCTCGGCCTGGTAGGCGGCCACGTCGCCGGACGGGGCGGCTGACAGGCTCTGCCCGGGGGCCGGGGCGAGCATGTTCTGCACGGCGGTCCACGCGTCGGTCAGCCGGCCGGTGGCCGGGGTGCTCCAGTGCGTGCCGAGCGTGGTCGACGCCATCGCCGCCGCGTTGAGCGCGGCGTTCGCCGGGGTGTTCTTCCACGCCGACGCGGAAGAGCCCAGTACGCCCTTGGCGTAGGCCGGCTCCACCAGCCGGGCCGCCGTGACAGGGTCCTGGGCCTGCGCCTGGGTGAGGCCCTTGTGCTTGGCCAGGCTGAGGAGCCACGCGCCGTACTCGCCGTAGGAGGGGGCCGACCCGGCCGCGTTCTGCGCGGTCAGCAGGTACGAGCCGAGCGCCATCGCCTCGCGCGTGTCGGCGTTGGGGGTGGTCGCCAGGATGGCGGTCATCACCGGGCCGCCGCCCGCGTACCAGTGGTAGGCCTCCTCGTGCGCGAGCGCGCCTGCCGGGGTGCCGTAGCGCTGGGCCACGTAGTTGAGGAACGCGGTCACCTGGCCCGCAGCGGTACCCGCGTTCCCCCCGTACTGGGCGTACTCGCTAGGCCCGTCAATGAACTGGGCAATGCCGTAGGCGTCCGACGTGGGGTTCTGCGCGTTGAGGTTCCAGCCGGCCTCGTCCATCTCGACCGCGTTCAGGTCGTCCCACAGCGCCCCGGTCCAGCCGCGCGCGGCTGCCATCGCCTTGGCCAGGGCCTGCACCTGCCCCGCCGACCCGCCGACCGCGTTCGCTGCCGTGGCCCCCGCGGTCTTCGCGACCGACGCGGTGGCCGCCGCGGTCTGGGCGGTCATCCAGGTGGCGACGCCGTTGTGGATGTCCTGCAGCCAGGCGGCGCCCATGTCGCCCGGCGTGCCGAGCGCCTCCAGCGCCTTCTCGGCAGGCACCCCGGCGGCCGACCACATCGCGTTGAAGACGGCCTGCTCACCGAACGAGGCCACGTCCTTGGCCGCGCCGGCGATGCCGTCCCAGGCAGCCGACGCCGCGCCCTTCACCCCGGTGACCGCGTCACCTAGCCAGTTGGTGATGTTCCCGATGACGCCGCCACTGGCGTACCGGCCGTGCCCGGTGCCCCGCTGGGAGGCCGCGTTGCCGCGCGAGCCCGAGCCCAGCCAGGTGTCCGCCTGGTTGAGCTGGTCCATCACGTCCGGGCCGTAGGCGGCCTGCAGCGCCATCCGGGCGGGCTTGCGGACCATGAACTCGCCGCCCACGGCGACGATGTGCGTGCCGTCCTCGTCGCCGGTGCCGGGCACCGAGCCGGACACCGCGTGCACCGGGCCGCCGCCGGCCAGCTTGGAGATGGTGCCGATGTGCACGCCGACGATCGACGTCACCGAGTTGATCCACCCGATGACCGTGTTCAGCCCGTCGATGACGTGGTCAATCCCGCCCTTGAGGGAGTTCCACATGGCGTTCGGCAGGGTGGAGGTGAAGAAGTTCTCGATCGGGGTCAGCACGTCCCGGCTGAACGCCGACCAGGTGTTGGACCAGGCCCTGGTGGCCGCCGCCGTGAAGCTGTCCCACCACTTGGGCACGTCGCCGGTGAAGAAGTTCTGCAGCGGGGCGAGCACCGTCTTGCTGAATCCGGACCAGACCGCGCTCCACGCCTTGGTGGCGTCCGTGGCCAGGCTGTTCCACCAGCTAGGGATGCTGCCGGTGAAGAACTTCTGCAGCGGGGCGAGCACCGTGGTGTCGAACGACTTGACGTTGGCGTTCCACAGGTTCACCCACCAGCGGCTGACGGAGTTGAACCAGCCGGGCACCGTGCCGGTGAAGAACTTGCCCAGCGGCTGCGCCACGTTGGCGTTGAACTGGGCGGCGGCAGGCCCGAACCAGATGTGCCACAGCTGGACCGCCAGCGCGGCGATGGCCTGGAACGTGGTACCGAAAAACGCCTTCAGGGCATTGAAAACCTGGATGCCCCACGACTGGATGTCAATCCAGGCCTGGTGCCAGTGGCCGGTCACCACGTCGAGCGCCACGGAGATGATCGCGACCACCGTGTCCCAGGTGATCTTGGCTATCGCGACCACGGTGGCCCACGCGCCCTTGAACGCGAAAGACAGGATGTCAGCAGCGGACTTCGCAGCCTTTTCGACAAATCCGAAAAAGACTTCGGCTCCGAACTGAATCGTGGACCAGACAGCGGAGCCGGAGACCTTCAGCCACTGCCAGGCCTGCGCCCCGGATTCCCGCAGGCCCTTCCAGACGTAGCCCCAGGCCGAGGACCCGGCCGAGGACAGGAAGCCCCACGTCGCGGAGCCGGAGACCTTCAGCCACTGCCAGGCCTGTGCCCCGGCCTCCTGGAGCCCCTTCCACACGTCCCGGGTAAAGCTGTTGTCGGCTGCGGCCTGCATGACGTGCCAGAAGCCGGTGCCGGTGTCCTTGATGAAATCGAACGCCTTGACCGCAGCCCCGCTGATTTCGCCCCAGACGGTATCCCAGGTCGCCATGAGCGCCTGGCCGTGGGTGGCCCACCAGGGGTCGAAGTTGGAGGCGACCCAGCTGGTCACGTCACCGAACCCGCGTACCACCGGCGCCGCCACGTCGCGCCAGGTGTTGTTCCAGGCCGTGCCGAAAGCGTGCGGAACCGACTGGGTGAACCAGTCGAACATGCCGTCCCAGGCTGCCTCGAAGGTCCTCGCTACCGGGCCCCACACAGCGCCGAACCCGTGCGGCACCGACTGGGTGAACCAGTTGACCGCCCCGTCCCACGCGGACTCCACGGCGTGGACGGAGACCTTCGCCGCCTCCGGCAGGTCGTGCACGAAGAACTGGCCGATCGCGTGGTTCATGATCTCCAGGCCGCGCTGTACCTGGGGAATCCACGCGAGGAACGTCAGCTCGTAGAACGTGCCGTCTTTGAAGGACTTGAGCAGCGTGTCGACCTCGCCCGGCTTGACCAGGTTCGCCGTAGAGCTGGCCGTTGCCGCCAGCTGGCCGCGCAGCTTGCTCAGGCTCGCGTTGTCAAGGTCGGAGACATCGCCCTTGGTGGCCTTGAGCTTGTCCTGCAGGGCCTTAAGCTCCAGGTCCTTGATCTCCGTCTCGACCTGGAGCTTCTTCTTCCCGGTCAGGCCCGGCAGCTCGGCCTTGAGCTTGTCCGCCTTCTGGAGTGCCTGGACCGCGTCCAGCTCGTAAGTGGTCTTGACGCTCTTCGGGAGCGCGGTGACCTGGACCCACAGCGCGTTCGCCTGCTTGGCGCTCAGCCCCATCGCCTCGCCGAAGCCCACGAAGTTGGCCTTGGCGCTCGCGCTGCTGCCGGAGACCGCGAGCAGCTCAGCGGCCACGTTGTGCGCCGCCGCCGCGGTAGCGGCGCTGGACGGGCCGGACTTGGCCAGCGCGTCGGCGAACGTGTTGAAGACCGCCTGCCCGCCGTGGGCATTGAAGATGGCGGCGGCCATCGCCGGGTTGAGCAGGCTCTGCAGGGTGTTAGTCAGCCGGGCCGCGTCCTGGCTCAGGTTGGAGGCCCCGATGGCAGCGTCGCTGCTGGCCTTGTACAGGGCCTGCAGCGGGTCGACGGCGTTGCCCACCCACTGCTGCAGAACCTTGATGTTGTCGGTGGCCGGGCCGCCCGCCTCCTGGGCAAGGGCGGAGATCTGGGCCGCGGCCTCCTTGCTGCCGCCGGCCATGGGGATGAGGGTGGCGACCGCGTTCTTGACGAACGCCGTGAAGTTGCCGCCGCCGGCCAGCGCCTGGGTGTTACGGAACGCGTCGAACAGCTGCTCGACGTTGTTGTAGTTGGACTGGAAGTCGTTCTGCAGGGTGATGCTGGGCCCGCTCAGCCCGGTCATCGCCGCGCCCGCCTTGGCGGCGTCGGAGTTGAACCCGGCGATGCTCTGCGCCAGGGTGAGGACGGCGGACGGGCCGCCGGCCACCGTCTTGGTGAAGGTGTCGTAGGCGGTGTTCAGCTTGCCCATCGAGGCGACTTGCGCGGAGTTCTCCAGGTTCAGCGCGTTCAGGTCGGAGCCGATGGCCCCCAGCTGCTGGCCCATCGCCTGGTACCCGGCGATGAGCCCCTTCACCTGCTGCTCAGCGGTCGCCCAGACGCTGGCCTGGTTGCTGAACAACTGGTTGGTGGTGACCCCGGCCGCGTTCAGCAGGCTCAGCGCGCCGACGAAGTTCGTCCCGTAGGCCTTGGAGACGTCGCCGACGTGGGTCAGCTCCTCCTGGAGCTTGCCGGACAGGTCCGACTGAGACGCGGCCAGCTCAGAGGCGTTGCCGACGCCGGTCTGCTGGGCCTTGTTGAGGGTGGTGGTGACCTCGGCCAGGTTGGACACGGTGGTGGAGACCACCGTGAGCAGCGACGCCTTCTGAACGGCAGCGCCCATGGCATCGGTGAACTGCTTGGTCTGGTCGGCCCGGGTGCCCAGGTAGACGCCGACGGCGATGAGCGCGGCGCCCAGCAGGCCGAGGTCCACGTAGACGTTGGACAGCACCGGGGCAAGGCCGCCGAGCATGGCCAGCAGCCCGCCCCCGCCGCCGACCGCCTCGGCAGCGCCCTCAGCGCCGGCACCCAGTTCTTCAGCCCCGGTCGCCGCGCCGCCCAGCTTCTCGGCCATCCCGGCCAGCTGGGTGTCGCTCGCGCCGGCGGCGATGCCCAGGGCGACCGACTTCTTGCCCGCGTCGTCCAGGCCCTCGCTGAACCTCTCCAGCCGGGCCGCCGAGGTGGTGCCGGCCCCGGCCACGAAGTCTTCGACGCTCTGCCCGGTGGCCTTGATGGAGACGGCGAGCTGGGCCAGCTCCTCCTCGCTGGCCTTGGCCCCGAGCGCGTCGGAAACCGCCCCGACCTCGGCGCTGCTCCTGGTGATGTTGACCAGCTGGGTGTTGGTCGCGCCCAGCGCGCGGGCCACCGCCTCCGCCCCGGCGTTGAGGGCGGGGAACTTGCCGAGGAGCCCGGCCAGCCCGATGACCACCTTGCCCACCACGTCGGCGGCGAGCCCGCCCCACAGCACGATGGCGTGCAGCCCGAGGCCGGCGGCCAGCAGCGGGGTGGGGGTGACCTTAACGATGTCGGCAGCGATCTTGAGGATGAAGTCACCGATGACGGCCAGGTCCTCGGCCACGTGCGTGAGGGCCGTGGCCTGGATGAACTTGGCGACGATGACGCCCAGGGAGTCGAACCCCTGGCCGATGAGCGCGAGGTCCCTGGCGCCGACCGCCAGGAAATTCTGCAGCCCGCCTCCGCCGCCTTGCAGGGCGACGACGACCTTGGCGGCGAACCTGTCCAGGTAACTGCCGGTCTGGTTGATGAGCTGGCCGAGGACGCCGGTCTTGTTGCCCGCCGCGGTCAGGTAGTCACCGAGCAGCTCGTAGACCTGCGGGCGGACCGCGTTCTCCAGCTTCTGGAAGTTGCTGGTCAGCGGCGGGATCGTGGTGTTAAGGGCATTGCCGACCGTGCTCAGGCTCTGCCACTGCTGGAAGATCTCCTTGAACGACTGGTAGCCGGCCGCGCCGAACGCGATGAGCCCGGCCCCTGCCGTGACCAGGGCGGGCACCCACAGGGCCAGCACCTCGACAACGCTGTCCAGCAGGATGTGCCAGAGGGCTACCTGGCCGATCATGTGCGTGTCGCCCAGCAGGCCCGACCACAACTGGACCTGCGTCCGCAGCAGGCCGATGCGCCAGCCCATGTTGACGGCGGCGTCGCTGTCGGCCTTCATCGCGGCGGCGGCCTTGGCCGCCGGGTCGGCCAGCCCGCCGAGCCCGGCCTTGACGTCGTACAGGGCGCGGCCGGCATCGGTCGCGGACTGGTCCGCGTCGCGCATCGCCTGGGCGATCTGCTCCCACGCGCGCGACTCGTCCGGGTCGGGCACGTCACCGCCGGGGTCGCCCGGAGGCGGCCCCCCGCCACCGCCGCCGCCGGAGGCGCCGCCCATGCCGGCGGTGACGCGGTTCTCCGCCGCGCGTGCCTCTTCCAGCTCGCGGACCCAGCTGGCCAGCTCCGCCTTGGCCGCGTCGTCACCGAAGCTGGCGTAGAACTCGTACTTGCGCTGGACCGCCTCGATGAGCGCGCTCATCCACCGGGACAGCCCGCTCTCGGCGCCGGTGTCCTCGAAGTCGGCGCGGGTGCCCACCTCGCGCTCAATGTCCTGGATGTCGCGGCTGTAGTCGCGGACCTCCTCCGACGCGCCGCTGGAGTCAACCACCAGGATGGTGTCCACCTCGTGCGGGATGTCGCGCAGGCCCTCGTCCAGCCCCTCGGCTGCCATCCGGGCCTGCTCGACCTCCTCGAAGTCGACCCCGAGCCGGGCCTGCGCGTGCTCGTTCAGGTGCGCCAGCTCGCTGGCCAGCAGCTGGGCCTCGGTAACCCCCTGCACGAGGCTGCCGTCCTCGATCTCCGGGCGGGCCGGGTGGTCGTCCAGCCACTCCATCTCAACGGCGATCTTGTCCAGCACCTGCTCGGCTGCCGTGCCGCCCTGGACAGCTACCTTCTCAGTGGCCGTGCCGCCCTGCATGTACTTGCTCAGGCCGGACCACAGCTCCTCTTCCTCCGCCGGGCGGGCGACGACCTGCATGGGCGCGGGCACCGGGTAGCCGCGCGGGGCGTCGGAGATGACCCCCTCGCGCAGCGCCCCCGCGACGTCCTGCAGCCCGTAGAGGTCGGCGAGGTTCTGGTTGCGCTGCCCGGGAGTGACAGGAGCTGCCCGCTTGCCCCGGCCGCCGCGCTGCGGGACGAACCGGGCGCCGGCCTCCGACAGCAGCTGCTCGGCCGCGGCGAGCCGCCCCAGGCCCTGCTCCAGCGCGCGGGCGTCAACCGCGGCGAGCGCGAGCGAGTCCTGGAACTTGGCGATGGCGTCGGCGGAGACCGCGGTCTTGTCATTCAGCAGCGCCATCGAGCCCGCGAGCGCGCCGGTGCCGTCGGACGCGGCGGACAGCGCCTCTCCCGACAGGGGGCCTGGTCCTGACCCGGTGACGGCCAGCGGGGCGCGCAGCGCCTCCGGGCGGGCTCCGGCGACCGCCTGGGACAGCGCGCGGTTGACCGCCGCGTAGTCGATGTCCGGCCGCACGGAGACCGGCACCGTGGCGTGCTGCGGCGTGAGCGGGACACCGCCGAGGCGCGAGGCCACCGACACGATGTCCACCCGCTCGGAGCCCGGCAGCCCGAGTAGCGCCGCCCGGTAGGCGGCGAGCTGCGACATCGCCTGGCCGTCATCGAGCACCGCCTTGGTGACCACCGTGTCCGGCAGCCCGACCAGCGCCGCGCTGTAGGCGTTGAGCGCGCCCAGCCCCTCGCCGAGGCTGCCCGCCGTGGCGTGCGTGCCCTGCAGCGCGTTGGCGTGCGCGAGCAGCAGCTGGGTCTCGGCGCTGATGGCCGCGCTGCGGTCGCGGATAGCCGCCGACAGCGAGGCGGTCTGCATGGTCTCGCGCTGCAGGAAGCCCAGGTACTGGTCAGCGGTCTGGTAGCCGGCGAAGTGCGCCCGGTTCTCCAGCAGGGCGAGGTTGTACATCTGCTGGCGGTAGGACATGGCCTGCTGGACCGAGGAGAAGCCGAGCCAGTGCTGCCGGTTGAGCAGGGTGGTGTAGTTCAGCTCCTGACTCAGGTCACTCAGGTGCTGGGTCATGTCGTTCCGGCCGCCGTACAGCAGCTGGGTGTTAGTCGACTTGGCCGACTGGGCCAGCTGGGACAGGGCCGTCGTCTGCTGCTGGATGGCCTGGACGTCCCTGGCCCGCGCGGCAGCCGCCTGGGTAGAGCCCGTCACCTCGGCCGCGGTCTCCGCCTTGACCGCGTCCGACATGCCCTGCAGCGCGGCCTTGGCCTCGGCCGCATCCCGCATCAGGCTGCCGAAGTCACCTGAATGTTAAACCGATCGCTTTGTAAATTACGTACCAAAGCGATCTAACCAATATTCTGGTCCCTCATAAGCCACAGCTGCGGCTCAGAGGCTCAGAATAAGGCGTCATGAGCACCACCCCCTTCCGCATGAAGGGGCGCGAGCCCAGGTAATCAGGGAACCGCCAGGCCTGCCCGGTCTTTTCAGCCAGCCCGACCATCTGGTTGCAGGCATGGCACAACAGCCCGCGAATGCACTTCTTGCAGCAGTGCGTCTGCCCGGACTTCTTGGGCGGGCAGCAATTGTGGTCGTGGTCTACACAGAGGTACACGACACCCTTGCGAGTCTCCGGGCCGCCGTGAAGGGCGCACACGCCACCCTGCTGTGCTAGCAGCCAGGCGTACTCCTCCTGCGTGATGCCCATGCGCTTGAGCGCCCAGGCCCGGTACTCGCCGTTCCGCCGGCCTTTACGCGGCTCGCTCCAGCACTCGGTGCACCGCGACATACGCCCGCCTGGCTGTGTCGGCTTGCTCAGGTGGTACTGCTCCCAGGGCTTGTACTTGCCGCAGCTAGAGCACTCGCGCCCGTCAGGATCAATGCGGAACCCAGTGCCTCGATGACGCTCGGGGACATACGCGGGAGTTGGTCGTGCATAAGTCCCTGGCTTGCGCCGGGGAATGCCGAACTTGTCCAGCCGGTACCAGACGGCGGCCTGAGAGCAGCCGATCTCAGCAGCGATGTCCGGTGTAGACCTGGCCTGACTGACGTACTGCTCGTGAAGCCAAGCCTTGTCGGCGAGCAGTGAGAGATTACGTTCCATGCTCTCTACTACGTGCAAAGCTCTAGCCATCTCTCACCCTCCCCTCCCCGGCATCGGCGGCGGACCTCCCATAAGGCTTAGGAAGGCTTCATAGCTTCCGGCCCCGTTGTCCGCCTCCACCCCGGCGTCAGGGTTGGCGGCTACCTTGCCGAAGCGCGGGTCGTCCTCCACCCGGTCAGCGACCTTGGGGCCGCGGATGCGGTCAAGCTCCTGCTCCTCGGGGCTCTTGCCGCCGAAGATGTCGATGGACTGTGCCATCTCAACCAGCGGGTTCCTGCCGCCGGTCTTCGACGTGTCCACCATCGCCTGCGCCCCGATGAACTGGCACACCATCTTCACCTGCCACTCAGCCAGCCTCAGCCGGGCCTTGTTCTCCCGGCCGCGCCGCGACTCCGCCGCCTCCAGGCACTGCCGGACCCGGCACAGCGGGAGGCCTAGGACGTACTCGTCGGTCCACCCGTACTCGTGGCTGAGGACGTCGAACGCCGCCGCGAACGCGCCGGCGAGTTGAGGTCCCGCACCGTCGCCTCCGGCTCCGGCGGCTCCTTGTCCTGGCCCGTCTTGCGGAACAGGTCCAGGGTCCGCTGAAGCTTTTTTCCCAGGGCCTGCAGCTCCGGGGCCTCCCGGCGGATGATGTCCTCAATCAGGTCGAGGGTGTCGCCCAGCTCAGGGTTGTGCAGTTCCTCGTTGAACCGCGTCCACAGCGCCTGGTTGGCCTCGGTCTCCTGCTTGGTGAGCTGCGAGGCGGGCTTGTCCACGATGCCGGCTGGCCGGGTCATCGACGCCAGGAAGCCGATGGCCTCCTGCTCGGCGTCAGGAATCGACATGATGACCAGCATGAGCAGCTTCTGGCCGAACACCTCCGACCCGGCCGCGAAGTCGAGCCCGCTCTGGGCCAGCGCCGGGCCCGCCCCGTGGGTGAGCACGCGCAGCAGGCGGAAGAACTGGCGGGTCTGCATCCGCACCACTTCGACCTCGAAGCCGGTGGACAGCTTGCGGGCCTCAGGCTGCGGGTCGATGCGGTCAAGCTCGGAGTCGTCCGGCATGCGGTCCTCACAGGGACTCTCGGGGTCAGTTGTCCGAGCAATCGGCGAACAACGCGAAACGGCACGCTAGTCGCCGCCAGCGTACCGTTTCGTCTCTGTGTTCAGGAGGTACTCGTGCTATACCTCAGTCAAGCTACGGGTGCCCGCCCGCGTTGTCCTTCAGGTCCGGGTTCTTCTGCTGCTCTTCCAGGGCCTCGCCGCCGGTTACCAGGTTGTCCGGCTGCTCGGGCTTCTCCTCGGCCGGGTCGACCCCGGCCTCCGGCTGCCCCTGGGCCGTGCCCGCCGTGCCCGGCTGCGGCTCGGCCTCCACGGAGTCGCCGGCCGCGGCCTCGTCGCGAAGGGTCCTCTTGCGGTGCTTGCCCGCCACCTAGACCACCGTCCCGCCGCCGGCCCCGAAGGGCTCGGGCACGAACGCCCCGGTCTCGGTGCCCGGCATGGACACCAGGCGACCGATCGCGTTGCCGGCCGAGCCGGAGGTGCCGCCGTAGGCGGACGGCAGCGACACGCCGACCTCGTTGACCGTGGAGAACAGCGCGCGGCCCGCGATGCTGCAGCTCAGGCCGGTCTTGTACGACGGGCCGGTGAAGTTGAACGGCTGGAACTGCACGCGGTACAGGATGAAGTCCAGTGTCCGGATCTGCCCGCCGGCGTCCTTGGACGGCACCCGGATGGCCAGCGGCTGGGTGACCTGGTTCATGCTCGCCAGGGTCCACAGCGGGATGGCGTAGTAGTCCGCGCCCGCGGCGCCGCTGGAAGTCACCGTCGTGCCGGTGATGTACGCGATAGTCGAGAAGGGGATGTACCCCTCCTCAATGGTCACGTTGGCGAAGTTGATCCAGAAGTGCTCGGAGAGGACGACGTCGTCGCCGGTGTTCTCGAAGTTGCCCTGGTCAGTGGAAATCGTGCCGTTGCGAACGCCGTAGACAGTCGCGCCCTCAGCCCCGGTCGAGCCGTTCAGGATGGCGGCGTGGCTGAGGGAGAAGCCCTCGAACGGCGTGCCCGCAAAGGTGTTGCTGGCGGTGGGCATAGTCTCGGGCCCTCTCCTGCTAGGCGGCGAACCTCGCAGGCCTAATCGGCTCGGCTACTTGTAAGCCTGGGTGCAGTTGACCGGCGCGAACGTGAGGTCCACGAAGGCGAGGAACTTCTGCTCCCCGGCCTTCTGCGCCGCGGTCTTCGGCGGCCCCGTGAGCTGGAAGATGTACTGCCAGAGCTGGCGCTGCTCAGCCCGGGTGTCGTTGCTGCTCGCGCAGTTGGCCAGCTGGGAGGCGTGCAGGGTCTCGCCCTGGGACAGGGCACTCAGCGTCAGCAGGGTGACCACGACCGTGAGCACCACGTCGAGCACGATGGACACGCCCAGCCCGACGGCCAGCTGCCGGGTGCGGCGGCCGGCGGCCCGGTCGGCGACCTGGGCCGCCGTTACCGCCTGGAGGCCGCTGGTAACCAGCCCCAGGGCCATGCCCAGGGTCTCCAGGCGGGCCATGATCCCCGCCAGTGCCTCCTCCGACAGCATCACGGGCACGACCGCCTGCGGAACGTCTTCCGGCACTTCCTCAGGCGGAGCCTGGCCGACTGGCTCGAACTGCCCGGAGGCCGGGTTGTAGTTCAGCGGACCCTCTTCACCCGAGCTGTTCATTGCCTTCTTCCTGGGCTCCGGCCTGGGCAGCGCCCAGAACCTGCTTCATCGTGAGGACGGTGGTGTTCAGGTCCGCGACAAGCTGCTCAGCGCGCAGCACCAGGGCATCGATCCGCTCGTCCGCGGCAGCCATGTCACGGCCCCGTTCCTCAGCCGTCATGCTCACCCTCCAGACGGGCCAGGCTCTGCTTGATCTGGTTCAGGGACTCGACAACGAGCGACAGCGCCGGCAGTACCTGCGAGGACTGCGACTCGATGAGGCGATCACGCTGCTCAATCGCCCGGTCCCGCTCCCGCTCCAGCTCCTGGCGCATCTTCTGCGCCTGGTCCCACAAGACGTCGGCCTCACTGGTCCGGACACTGCCGGCGGTCGTCCGCCGCCGCATCAGGTACGTGACAAGCCCGCTAGCCAGTCCCGCGCCGAACGCGGCCACGCTGGCAAGGGCGGCAATAGTCCCCGCGTCCACGAAGTGCGCTCCTACTTGCTGACGACCACGACGACGATGACGGCGGCCACGGAGATGACCACGGCCAGCAGCTGGAGGACCAGTCCCGTGTTCAGCCGCTGCTCGGTGCCATGCCGGCCGGCCCCGACGTCCTGGCCCTCGCCCCGGTCGATGCGCTCCTTCAGCTCAGCCAGCCGGTCACCGAACGTGTCCCCCAGTGCCTTGATCTGGGCCAGGAGAAGGTCGATCTGCTTGGTGAAGCTCAGCTCGGTCTTGTCCGCGGCCTTCGCCGCCGCCTGGGCCTGCTCGAACACTGCCTCCTTGGCGGCTTGCAGGGCCGCCGCCAGCGCGCTGGCGCTGGCGGTAGCCGCCTGGTCGGTCCGGACGTCCCGCTCACTGAACTGCTGGGCGATGCTGCTGAACCGCTCGTCAACCGTCGCCGAGCGGTCAGCGAGCTGCTGCTGCACGCTGGTGAACCGCTCGTCGTAGACCTCGCGGATGCCGGTCACCGCCGTCTGGATGGCGGTCGGGGTCCGGTTGACCGTCTCGGACAGCACCTGGGCGGCCCTGTCCATGGCATTCAGCCGGGTCTCGAAGATCTCGCGCAGCGACGACAGCTCGCGGAGCAGCTGCTGGGTGGTCAGCAGGGTCGGGTCGGGTCGCGGCGTCCAGTCGCGCGGCTCCTGCGGTACGGTCATGCACGGCCCCGGCTAGACGCCTGACATGTCCGCGAGCAGCTGCTGCAGGTCCAGGCCCTCCACGGTGGTGCCGTTAGCGGTCAGCCAGTCCTGCGTGACCACCGCCCACGCCTCCTCGGCCGCGTGCGCCTGGAAGCTGACAGTGGCAGGCTGCAGGGCTCCCCAGGTGACGTACTCCAGCGGGGCCTTGCCCGAGCCGAGGCGGCGCTGCAGGCAGATGGCGTGCCCGCCGATGACCTCGCCGCCGCGCTTCCACGTCCACGGCTGCTGGTCGGAGAACTCGGTCTCCATCTGCTGCTGCACGTTGATGCCGACGTACACCGTGCCGAACACGTCGAGCACCTGGCCGAGCAGGGTCTCGTCCGCCGGGTTGCCGAACGCCGCGTAGCCGGCCACCGTGTGCACCTTGCCGCTGGCGTCGGTGATGCCGGCTGACTGCTGGTCGGCGAGCACGTCCTGCATGACGCAACCCTGGTCCGTGGACGGGTCACCGGGGACGTAGCCGCCCACCCGGGAGTACACCGCCTGGATCTGGTCATCGGCGAACAGCGCCTCAGCGGCCCCCGCGTACGTGGACCACGCGCCGTACATGTGGCCGACGGCGGCGATGGCGCAGTCCTCAAGCTGGTCGTTGAGGTACATGGGCCAGGACGTCACCGCGCTGGCCCGGTCGACGTCCGTGGCCAGCGGCACCGGCGGCAGCCCGGCCGCGCTGAGCGCGACCCGCGGGTCCAGGTACTTCTCCAGCGTCAGCCGGGGCCGGGCGGGGTCCGGGTGCCGGCGTCCGTACTTGCCTGCCTGCCGTGGCATGCTGCCTCCTGCGTGACGAAGGGCGAGCCCAAGACCCTGGCTCGCCCTTCCGATCGGTCACGCGGAGAAAGTCGGCTGACGCCGGTTGTGCGCTTGCGTCAGCCAGTCAGCCCAGCGAAGGTTGCCGGGCTCATAGTTACCGTCGTTGTCGATGCGGTCCAGTGTCATGCCCTCGGGCCGGGGCCCGAGGTTCTGCTCGATGTACTCGATGAACGCCCCGGCGTCATGCCGCCACGGCTCCCAAACACTGATGCCACGGGCTCCGTACCAGCGGTAATTGTGCGCGTTCGGGTCGTAGCAGCGCTTATTGATGCGCAGCCAGAGCCGGTAGAGCGGGTCCTTGTCGCCTGCTGCCCGGCCGTGCGTCGTGAGGGTGCGCTGTGCCAAAGTCGCTACCTGCTCGCGCTTGAGGCAGCCACAGCTCTGCGACTTACCGTTGCGCAAAGCGAATACGAGAACGTCCTGATGGGTGCCACACTCGCAAACACAAGGGACAACGCGGTGACTGGCATCTCTCAAGAAGGATTCGCCGGCCACTGCCCAGCGCCCGAAGTGCATGCCGACTGGAAGAGGGGGAAGAGGCTTGCTCACGCCCCCAGTTTAGCATGCGTCAAGGGGTACACCCATCGTATGGGGCCCAGTCGCTGTAGCCGTCCTGCGCCACCGTGTTGGCGTAGACCTGGTTCTGCTCGGCGACCGACGCGTTGCCGAAGTCGGCCGGAGCGCCGCCGTGCGCGGACCAGGTGGCCGCACTAAATTGGTACAGGCCCCAGTGGCCAGAGGCGTTCCAGGCGTCAGGGTTGCCGCCGGACTCGCGGGCGATGATGCACGCCTGCATCGAGCCGACCGTGCCGGATACCGAGGTCACCGCGGGCGCGCTCGCCGGCTGCTGCGGAGCCGGGGCCTGCGCCGCGCTGGCGTGCGAGACGTAGTGAACCGGCGAACTAGGCGGCGAACTGCCCGGCGAGTTCCCCATCAGCCCGTACCGGCTGGCGATGGCCTGGGCGGCGGCCTGGCAGGCGACCTTGAACACCTGCCCGGCGTAGATGAGGTCCGGGTTGGCGACGTTGTTGTTGTAGGCCAGGGCGAAGTAGTCGCCCGGGTCCCCGCAAGCGCGCCCGGCGATGGCCGACAGCGTGTCGCCGGGGCGGACGGTAACGGTGGCAGGCGGAAGTGCGTGCATGGGTGTCTCCCGGCCAGGCGGCGCGCGCCGGTGCCGGCTCCCCTCCGGCGGTGCGCCCCGGGGTCAGGGGAGGCGCGAGCGCTCAGCCGCCGGGCTTACTGGCGGTCAGGTGCGGATCAGGTGACGGTAACACCATGACCAGCACGAGCGCTCAGGAACGCGCTAAGCCGCCCGCACCAGGCTGAGCCGTGCCTGCAGCAGGCCGGACAGGTCGCCCGGCTTGACGTAGCCTGTCCAGCGCTTGTCGTCAAAGAGCTGCACGCCGTTGAGCCGGTAGGCCGCGTCGACGTACTGCGAGCAGATCATCCGGTTAGTCGACTCGATGTACCCGCGCAGGCCGGGCGCCGGGACGCGCAGCATGTGCAGCACCAGCGCGCCGTAGTCGGCGAACGAGTAGCCGGTGTCCTGGTGGCTCACCGCCCAGGCGGTGATGCCGGTCCGCTGGGTGCCGGTCAGGTCGATGAGCCCGGACGACCACAGCGAGCCGGGCAGCTCCCAGGCGGGGCACGGCAGGGCGCGCTTGCCAGGGCCGCTCGGGTAGGTGCTGACCGTGTAGCCGAACGGCCCGGCCGCGTCGGCCTTGCCGATGTAGACCGTGGTGTGGTCGTAGAACTGGAAGCGGTCGCCGTCCAGCCACTGCCCGACGGTGATGCCGAGCCCGACAGGGCCGCTGACCGGGACGCAGCAGAAGTCACCGGGCCGGGGCCGGGACACCGCGATGGGGGCAGGCCAGCCGGCTACGGCGCGGTAGTGCACGCGCGGCTAATCGGACTGCTTCCGGTGCACCTCCAGCAGCCACTCGATGCCGGCCGTGTGCCCCATGATGTCCTCGCAGGCACCGCCTGACTCAGGGAAGCAGCGGTGGTACAGGTGACGGCGCAGCCGCCTGGTCCGGCCGATGACGACGCTGCCCTCGGCGTGCGGCCGGCCTAGCCAGATGACGTACCACTCAGCCGGCCGCTCCTTGCCCTGGGCCTCACGGTGCACGCCGGCCGGGGTGAACCGCATTCCGCCCAACTAGCCAGCCTGCCTCAGGTGCGCCTCGTAGTCGGCGATGAGCCTCTTGGGGTAGTAGAGCTGCCTCGGCCGCCCGTTCTTCCCGGTCGTCCAGTGCTCCTCGGCACGGCCGACGGAGGCCGCCCACTCGCGCAGCCCGGCGTAGAACTCACGGGCCTGCGCCGAGCCCGGCTTGCCGTGGCTGGCCAGGGCGTCCGGCGCCTGCCCGGCTTCCAGCCAGGGGGCGAGCACCTTGTCTAGTTCCTCGCCGTGCTCGCCGGTCAGGTCAAGCCGGACATGCTGGACACCGCGTTTCGTCCTGTACGTCAGCTCCACCTGCACGTCGGAGGCGACCCGCTCCCCCGCCCTCGCGTGCAGGTCGTCCCAGAGCTTGACCAGGATCTCTTGCATCAGGCACCCCGGAACTGGACGGGGGCGACCGGCGGGCGCTCGGGTTCAGCCTCGTCGGTGAGCCCGGTAATTGCCCTGCCCATGAAGGCGGTCAGTTGTGCCTGCCCGCGGCGGCACCGCTCGTCGCGCATGACCCGGCTGCCGCGCGGCTGGCTCATGGGCATCCGCACCCAGTTCTGGCCGTAAACGATGCCCGACTTCAGGAACCCGTCGACCCCGCCGCCCGGGTGCGTGTAGGTAACCCGGGTCGCCGCCATGCAGGCCAGGCACGGCTCCATCATCTTGTACCGGCCCTCGCTCGCGAACATCACGCTGACGCCCCGGGGGATCTCGGACGGCGGCTCCCAGTCATCGAGCGCGAACTTATGGTGCCCGGCCCGGCACCGGACCTGCTTGATGGGGATATCTCCCGGGTCATTGCCCTCGGTCCCCCCGACTACGCTCAGCCTTCGGTCGTTCATTAAATCTCACCTCCGGTGGTGAGGCTACCGCTATATCACCTCGCCGTCAGTCAGTGTCGCCACCAGAGTTCCCGTCAGGTCGAACCTGTGCAGCACGCGACTGACGCTGACGCCGCGCTTGCGGAGCCGCCCCCGGCAGTCGTCGCAGGGCAGCTCGATGAGGTTGTCCGGGTGCACGAACGAGGGCGACTCACCCAGGACGATCAGCTTCATCAGCAGCTTGCCCGGCGGGCAGTCGCCGTTCGGGAGCGGCACCGTGGCCGGGCACCGGACCTCGATCTCCTCCACTGCCGTCACTGGCGCCAGCCGGGCAGCGCGCGCTCCGGGCCCGGCTCGGGCTCGCGGCGGCAGGCGAACGCCAGGGCCGCCACCTCGGGCCCGGGGCCGGTCACCTGGTCGCCGATCCGGCGGAACAGGTTCTCCGCGACCACGCCCCAGTCGCACATCTGCGGGATGATCCGCGCGGCCAGGTTCCCCTTCTCCCGGGCCTCCGCCCGGTGGGTGTAGATGTGCCAGATCACCTGCTTCAGGTGCTCCACGCTCACCCTGGCGTCGTGCGCGGCCCACGGCTTGTCCTCGAACGTCGGGGCCAGGGTGTAGTCCAGCGGGTAGGCGTAGTCGCCGTTCAGCCACTGCGTGTGGCCGCCGAAGTTGGTGGCGGCCACCACGCCGCCGGTGGTCATGAACTCCAGGGCCGGCAGGTTCTTGCCCTCGCCGCGGCTGGGGGCGAGCAGGCAGTGCCCGGCCGAGTAGAAGTCATCCAGCGTCGGCCGGTCGAACGCCTCCACGAACACCCGGATCTTGGTGTTCCTGAACGGCTCGTTCAGCTCGGGGAACAGCTTGCCGGGGGCGTTGGTGTGCAGCGCGAGAGTGGCCCCCTCGAAGTCCGCGCCCTTCTCGAACTTGAGCGCCTGGAACGCCTCGATCGCCGTCCACGGGCACTTCCGGTCATTCAGCGCGCCGTGCATGATGAACCCGAACCGCTCGCTGAACCAGTCGCGCTCGGCCTTCTTCCACTCGCCCGCGTCGTAGCCGCCTTGCAGCACGCCGCGGTGCACCCTCGCCGGGATGTAGGGCTCCAGCGCGTCCAGGCTCACCTGGTCGTAGCCCAGCACCAGGTCGAACCAGCGCAGCGAGCTGCGCAGCTTAGACCGCTGGTCGCAGTGCGGCACCAGCCCGGATACGCCCTTGCCGTCCTTGCCCGGCCCGCCGGCGAACTCCCACATGGTCCAGGCCACCGCCACCCGCGCGCACTGGCGGGCCTCCGGCGTGATGAACAGGTGGCTCGGGTCCCAGTGGTTGATGAGCAAGTCGAACGGCGCGCGCAGCTCCTTGGCGAACAGCGGCAGCAGGTCGCGCGGGATGGGAGTGTCCAGCCAGACCGGCTGCAGGTAAACGTCGCAGCCCCAGCGGTGTAGCGCGCGGGCCAGCCCGTAACCGTCCCGGCCGTACCCGCTGTACTCGCTAAACGGGGACTTGATCAAGATTTTCAATGGCCGGTCGGCTGGCACGGGCCCTCCCCCTCGCGGTTGCGGTTACCTCACCCGCCGCGCTGACGATGATGACGCGGCCACGGGTAACTATTCGGTCGCATCCGTCCAGCCGCTGTACTCCACCCCGTAGTAAGCCGTCCCGCGCAGCATCCAGTCGCCGTCGGCTACCGGCTGGAAGACGGGCTCAGTCAGCAACTGGCAGCCGATGGTGCACAGGTCGCCCCAGAACACCGCGTCCGGGTCGGTGCGCTGCAGCCGGAACTGAACGGCGTTGAACACCGCCATGCCGCGGTTGCCGGTGACAGAGGAGGACTCGCTGACGTTGGCAGAGGCGTCGCGCTGCGGGTCAATCCAGATGTCCAGGCGCAGCCGCCGGTAACGGGCGGTAGAGCCAGGCACCGGGACCTCCCAGCCGCCGAAGTCGGCGCACACGACGGCTGCGGCCGAGGTGCCCTCCATGACCTTGAGCACGCCCTGGTTCATGTCGCTGAACAGCCACGGCCTGCCGGCGAACCCGGGCGGGTCAGACAGCGGGTAGGAGCCGAGCAGGCTGATGACGTCGGTGAACTGGCTCAAGTAGCGAACTGAGCCGGTCGCTACGTCATCCACGTGCCGCTAATCGGACGGCGGCCGGCAGGTGAACCCGCCGGCCGGGCCCCGCTCGGTGCCCGGCGGAAGAAACTCCAGCTCGTGCCCCTCTTCGGGGATGACGCCGAGCCGCCCGCACACCCGGCAGGTCACCAGCGTGCCGTGCGCGACCGCGTCCAGTCCGGGCAGCCCCGGGTCCGCGTACGGCCCGTAGCACATGCTGTACCCGTACAGCGGGTGGAAGACCTGCGCGTAGTCCATCAGTCGCCGCCGCTCTTCCACGGCAGGCCGGCCGACGGGGCCCTCCCGCCCTTGCCGCCGGTCACCCAGTTCCAGAACGCCTGCCGCACGCCCGCCTCGAACTCGTGGCCGCCGGGATCGAAGAAGTAGTGGCGGCCGGGCACGGGGTGGTGCCTGGTCGGGGCGTCGCCGCGCGCCAGCTCGAAGATGCCGGGGTTACGCGCGTAGTCGATTTCGCCTGTCCAGGTGTACTTGTCGAAGTGCGACTGCGGGTGACCGGACTCCAGCAGCCCCCCGGTGATGACGTGCACCCGGCGCTCGGTGATAGCGTAGCCGAGCATCAGCGCCGCTTCCATGTGGGCGATGGTCTGCGCGTCCGGGCCGCGGGCCAGCCGGTCCAGCTCCTCGCCCGCCCCGTCCAGGTAGACCGCGAAGTACTCAGCCATCTGCGCTGCCCGGGTACGGCGTCGGGCTGCCTGGCTTGAGCATCTGGGATACCTCGAAAACCTGGGTCTCGATGTGGTGCGCGCCGAACAGGTTCTGCGCGACGTCGGGGATGAGCCGGACCTCGAACGTGCCGAAGATCGGGCCCTGCACGCACTGCAGGCGGTCGCCCGCCTTGACCAGCGACGCGCCGTTGGCGTCAGGCGCGGGGTCAAAGTAGCAGACACCCGTGCGGTCGGGGGCACGGCCGGCCACGACGGGGGCGGGCTGGTCCTTGCCGGGCCGCAGGAACGTCAGGTCAAGGCGGCACTGCAGCAGGCCGGGCGTGTTCAGGTAGTGGTCCACCACCTGGTCCACCGGGTCCCAGGCGAACGCCATGCCGCCGCCGGAGTTCAGCGTCTCGTTGAGGCGGAGCACCTGGCAGACCGAGGTGTAGAACATCCGCATGCCCTGGCCAGGCGCGAACGGCTGGTAAGGCTGCGGCGTGGTCATGCACTGGGAATCGGAGGCCGCTTCATCACCCTGAGCGTGACCCGGCCGGGAGCGGCCGGGTAGACGCGCAGGTTCATAACCGGAGACGGCCGGAAGCTCAGCTCGGGCACCGCCTGGATGTCGATCATGTGCCCGTCAAAGTCGAACTCAGTGTCCACCAGCAGGTCCGTGCCTTCCGCTACCGCCGAGGACCCGTCCGGGTAGTAGAGGTAGATCGCGAGCCGGACCGCCCGCTGGCGGGTACCGTGGTCAAACGGGATCGTCACCAGTTCACCCTGCCGTACAGCAGCAGGTCCCCGATGATGAACAACGCGGAGAACACGATGCCCGCGCCAATAGCGAACAGCAGCGTGAACAGGACCCTGTGCCAGAGCCTGTACCCCTGCACCCCCCGGTGAGCCATCACACCACCTGCCAGCCGTGCCCGTGAAAGAGGTTCCACACCTTGCCGTGCACGCTCTCCGGGTAGTACCACTGGGTGGCCCACCCCGGCGGCGCGAAAAAAGCCCAGAGCCCGCCGAAGAGCCCGTCGTTCGCCAGCTTCCTCATGCAGCCGGGATCGGCGCGTACCTCTTCACCGGGATGCCGTGGCCCTCAGCGTAGCGCGCGCAGTGCCCGGTGCCGTGCGTAACGTGGAAAGGCCAGCCCGGGTCAGGCTGCTTGCCCCTGCACTCCTGCCGCTCGCAGGGCAGCCCGAACGCCAGGCAGCCCCACGCACCCAGGTCCACCATCTCCGCGCTGCGCCGGAACCCGGCACTGCGGTCGAACGAGCCGCTGGCGTACCAGTCCACCGGGTGGCGCTCGGTGCCGCCGCCCAGGTACGCGTCCCAGAACGTCTCGCACAGCAGGTCCGCCCCGCGCGGGCACCCGCCGCTGACCAGCAGGATGTCCGGGTCGAAGTCCCACAGCCTCTTCAGGGGCTTGCGGATGGCGCCCCAGTCGTCCCAGTCCTGCGACCCGGTGACCAGCAGGCGGCGGCGCTCAGCCACCGAGGTAGCGAATCGTGTCTTCTTCCACCATGTCGGCGAACCGGCGCGCACCGTTGACGATGGCCTCGCAGCTCTTGGTGTCGTCTCGCTGGTACCGCAAGACGCCGAAGAACCCGGTCGCGAACACCGCCGGGCCGTCCGTCGACAGTACGGCCACCGCCTCGGCCCCGTTCCACCTCGGCTGCCACTCGAAGTTCGCGAACTTCAGCTCTTCGAGGCCCTGGGCCTTGAGCGCGGTTAGCAGCGCGCCGTTACCCGGCAGCTGGGCCACCTGCGTGAGCGCGTCCCAGAACGCCTGCTTGGCCCGAGCCCGGTCTTCCGCCGACACGTCGGCCTGGTCACATCCGGCGACCTTAGCCGCCAGCTCCCTGTAAATGTCCATGCCCGTACTACGCTTAAGACGGGTCGGCCGGGAAGCTCTCCGCGCTGATGCTGAAGAACTGGAAGTCGATCTTGTCGTGGTCAGCCGGGCCGACCAGCACCATCCGCTGCTCGCGCGGGTCCCACTTGACGTAGGCGAGGTCATCGCGCCCGGTGTGCTCGAAGCCCGTGACCTGGCCGAAGAACACGCCATTCATCGCCTGGCGCCGGGCCAGGCGCCGGATGGCCAGGTCGAACATCTGCACGCCAGTCTGCTCGGACGTGACCTCGATCGCCTGCGCGTTGCGGGCCATCTCCTGGACCGGCTTGGAGTAGGAGTAGGAGCCGATCGTCTCGGCCTGCAGCGGGCTCGCCAGCACCTGCGCGTACGGCCAGCGCAGGTACAGGTAGTCGGCCATCGCCATCACGCCCATGTTGGCCAGGGCCTGGAAGTCCGGCTGCATGCCGCCGTAGTCGTCCGCGCTCAGCTCGCTCAGGATGGTGAACATCATCGTCGCCTGCAGCAGCGCCGAGTTCACGTAAGCGGTGTAGCTGGCCAGCGGCCGGCCGGTGTACTGCGCCAGCTCCTGCGAAGTCGGCACGGGCCAGGTCATGCGCCCTCCAGCAGCGCTGACAGGTCCACGGAGGCCCCCAGGGCGGACGGGACCGAGATGCCCTCGTAGGGGGGAGGGTTGTTGTCAGCGCTGGTCAGCCGCAGCGTGACGGTGTAGGTGAACGCCGGGCTCACGGCGTCGGTCGCCGGGATGGTCACCGGGAGCATCACCCCGTCCGTGACCTGCGCCATGGCCGACCCGAAGACCACGAGGTCAGCGGCCGGATCGGCGACAGGCTCGCTGGCGGTGAAAACCACGTAGCCGGACAGGGGCGCCCCGCCGAAGTCGCGGAGGTTCTCGCCAGTAACCTCGATCGCGGCCAGCCCGCCGGGGAAGGTCACGGCTGCTCACCCGAACGCCGGGGCCGGCACCGCCCGGCCGCGCCTGCGCTCGGCCTCGTCGGCGTCGCGCAGTTGCTGCACGGTCGGTCCGGTGATGGCGACCTTGTTGCCCTGCGCGTCCCGGCCGAAAAGCTGCTCGAAGCTGCCGTAAGCCTCAGCGTAGGAAGAGCGGCCGGGCCACGGGCCGAAGTCAAACTTCTGCTCGCCCCAGCGGTCGGCCTGCTGCCAGCGGTTCAGGGTGATCCAGCCGAGTGCCTCGGTCCAGCGCGGATGGTCCGGGCCGATCGACAGCTCCTGGCCGCGGTACCAGACCTGGCCGAACGCGGTCAGCCCGTCAGCGACGAAGTGAATGAGGACGGCCTCGCCCTCCGCCGGCACGTACTGCTGGGGGGCACTCTCGAACTGCGCGGCGGCGGCCACGGCGGCGGCATGCTCCCGCTCACGGTCAGCTTTTTCCGCCGGGGTCAGCTCGGCCGCGGGCTTGGGCCGCTGGGGCTCGCCGCGCACCGGGATGGACGCGCCGACTGGCAGCCCGCACGCGCCGCAGAACCGCATGCCGGGCGCGTTGGGGTGCCCGAGCGGGCAGGAAGACGCAATCTCCGTTGGAACCCCGGGCGGCGGTTCCAATCTTGAGGCGGTTTCGTTGGAGGTGCTGGGGCACAGCCGCTCGGAAAGGGCCACCACGTCGATTACGGCCTGCTCGCCGCTCAGTCCTGCCATGCCGGGGGTATCGGCGGCCAGAAATCGGGAGGGCCGGGTAGCGGCTTTGCCCGCGAGGCCCCTCTGTTCCTGAGCGGGGCCAGCCCTCTTAGTCGCGAGCCAGCAGTTAGCGCCCGTCCCTCCCTCATTCCCGGTGCCGGGTCCGGGGGCGGCCCCGTGCCACGGCACGGTAACTACTACGGCCAGGGTCCTACTCATAGGCGAGGACCAGGCTGACTGCGGCGAGGATGAAACTGAGCCATGCTATGGCCCTGCTCTTGTCCACTGCCGCCACCTCCTTCCGGTGCGCAAGAAGACCCCGGCCGCCATAGCCGGGGTCTTCTCTGTACTGGGCTCGATGACAGGCTCCAGGCTAGTCGATCGGGCTGCCGCCCCCGACGACGCCCATCGAGCCAGCGTAGTAGCCGGCCGGGGCATTGCCGCCGTTGGAGACGATGTTGGTCGCCACCAGCATCTGCTCGGGCCGGGTGATGATAGGGAGCATGTGCCACTCCAGCAGGTACTGGCGGGCCGAAGGGTCCTTTTCCTTCCAGGTCTTCGCGTACTTGCCGGTGAAGCCCTCGGGGGCCTCGTCGTCGGCGGTCGGGCCGATCAGCACTTCCACCGGCCGCTGATCCTGGTAGTTGCCCATGTAAATCTGGCCGTCAGGCACGAAGAACGTCAGGTTGCCGAGGTCGGACTCGAAGACCTGCTCCACCGTGGTCCAGACGAGGCCCATGAAGCCGGTCATGATGCCGGTCGAGTAGAACTCGTCCTTCATCCGGTCACTCAGCATGGTGGCCGGGATCGACACGGTGGACGCCTGGGTGGCCGAGACCCACGCCTCCATCAGGGCGACCATGGTCACCGAGGTGGCGAAGATCTCCTTGGCCGGCACCCGGCCGTGAACCTGCAGCAGCCTCTTCCAGGACCGGACGTCCTCGATGATGCTCACCGGCGTGGCGTAAGTGACGGTGCCGCCGGAGTTCAGGTTGGTGTTGGCCTGGCCCAGGGTGGCCGCGTTGCCCGGCGCGCCGCTGTTGGTCGAGCTTCCGCCCGCGGTGTAGTAGCCGAGCGCGGTGTTGGTCACCCACGCGGTCGCCGGGACGACGAAGTGGCTGCGCGGGAACTTGTAGTCGATCGTGGCCTGGACGTCGGCGTAGTTGTACTGGATCGCGCCGCCCAGCGCCTGCCACGCCGACCACTCGGCGAAGTTGTCGAACCGCTGGTTGAGGTCGTTGATCTCCCTCAACACCGCGCGCTCGGCGTTGATGCGGGCGATCTCGCCCGGGGTCCTGAGCCAGTGCAAAGTGGTGGGCTCGAAGACCTTCTTCTCGCGAAGGTAGATGAAGCTCGCCGACTCCTGCGAGCGGCCGAGGCGCGAGATGATGTGCGCTTCGCTGTTGGGCACGTTCGGCTTGGCGACCGCGCGGCTCCCCTTCACCACGTCCCAGGTAGCGCTGGGGAAAGGCCAGGGGGTCTGGTCCAGCCGGTTGAGCAGCAGGAGGGTCTCAGGCGTCACGAACTTCTCGACGACCCCTCGCAGCACAACTGGCTCAAGAAGGCTGATATCAGGCACTGCTAGCCCCTCATGTCCGGGTTCGCTCGGTTAGTCAGCGACCCGGGATTCCGAGTCCGGCCTGCGCCGCCCCGGGAAGGGGCCACATGGCTGGCCTGGCCGCGCCACGGCGGTTACCCCGTCCTATCGGACACGGCAAAAAGCCGCGCCCCGGGGGCTCGCATCCCGGGGCGCGGCAGTGGCGGTTTACCGCTTAACCGTCAATATCACTAAGCAGGCGGCACCAGGGTGTTGAGCCCGCCGACCGAAGTGTCCAGCGCTGCCTGGTTCTGCGCGAGCGAGGCGACCGCGGCGTTGAGGTCCGAGGTGTCCACGTTCTGCGGCAGGGCCGCGAGCGCGGCCTGGATATTGGTCACGTCGGTGCCGATGGCGGCCGACTGGGCCTGAAGGTCACCCATGGTCGCGTTGATCTGGGTGACCGCCGCGTTGATGTCGTCTTGAGCTGCCACGATTTCTCCTAGCTTGCCGTCGATCTGGGACAGCCTCTGGTCCAGCCGGCGCTCAAGCGCGGCAAGGTCTGCCCGGGTAACCCACACGCCGGGGCTATCGGTCACTAGAAGATGAAGGCGTTGACCCCGACACCGGTCGGCACGACGCCGGCGGCCGACGGGGGGACGCCGTCCATCGGGCCGCCGGGGAACGGGGCGCCGAGGGAAGCGCCGGAGACCGCGCCGCCGTAGGGGACGTACCGGGCACCGAGCAGCACCATCGCCTGGCCCGCGCCGGAGCCGAGGCCCTGGCCGTTGATGATGTTGGTCGTGTCGGTGCCGGAGACCACGTTGCCGTTGAGGATGCCGCGGATGACCATGTTGCCGAGCGCGTCGCCGGCCACCTTGCCCCCCGGGCTCGCCGGGAAGACGACCGCGCCGCCGGCCAGCGTGATGCCGCCGGGGTTCACGTTGTTGGTTCCGGCGTTGTAGGCCGACAGGCTGGCCGCGCCGGGGCCGCCGGTGTCGCGACCGTCGCGCAGCACGCCGACCGGGACCTGCCGCCCGTCGGTCGCGCCCGCCTGGTAGGAGAAGTACTTGCCGGAGGCGACGTGCCGGGCGATGATGCAGCCGGTCGGGAGCACGCCCTGGCCGGCCGCGAGGGTGACCCCGCGCTGGGTGAAGCCGGCGTAGCTGAGCAGCAGCTCCTGGACGGCCTCGGCGTGAAACTCGTCGCCGAACCCCTGGCCGTACTCGTGCGTCGGCTTGACGTACCCCGGCGGGTAGTCGAACTCGAAAGAGTCACTCTGTGGCATCAGCCGCGCTCCTCGCTGCGCCTATCCCCGGTTACTGCCGGGTCCCGTCGGAGGTGAAGAAGTCCTTGTGCTGCGCGGTGAGCCGCGCCACCTCGGCGTCGATGTCCTGCTCCTGGCGCTGCTCGCCGTCCGGGCCGGACAGCCCCACCTGCTGGTCGAGCTTCACGTACGGACGGTCAGCCGGGGCGAGGATGGCGTCCAGGTCATCGCGGCGGGACAGCGCCATCTCGATGGCTGCAGCCCTGGCCTTGGGCAGCAGGCGGCCGGCCCCGATGTAGCCGTCCACCTCGGTCATGGCCGCCCGGCGCTGCAAGCCGGTCACCGTCTCGCGCAGGCCCTTGTTGTCCGCGGCCAGCTCGACCACCGCAGCGGTGACGTCGGACAGGCTCACCGTGCCCGGGTCAGCGGACAGCTGGAACGTGCCCGAGTCCTTGAGTGCCTCCGCGACGGCGACGGGCAGCGCCTGCATGAACTCGGCCGACAGCGCGGCGGCGTCCGGGGCCGCAGTGGCGGCGGCCTGCAAGGCGGCGACGTCGATGCCGTGCTCGTTCTTCAGAGCGGCGAGCAGCTCTTCCCTGGTAAGCGGCACGGTTTCCTCCGGCACGGGAGTCAGGACGACGACTTCTCCGGTGCTATCGGCTGACGCGGCAAGGACTTCCTTGTAGTCGTCTAGGTCCACGCAGTACGGCCGGTTTGTCACCGCGACGTGGAGGAGTGTTGGGCCGACCTTCTTGTCAGTCCGCGTATCGGTGTAGTTCGTGCTCAGGAACGCAGACGCACCCAGGTACGTCTTGCCGAGGCGGGCCGCCGCCTGCTCGTCGCGCGCGTCGATGAGGGCGTACACCTTGTCACCACGGGACTTGATGCCGACGACTTCACCGATGTTGGCATCAGGGTTCTCCACGTGCTCGTTCCTCGCGTTAGCGAGGGGCACCTGGACGATGGGACAGACTCCGGCCTTGAAGTTCGCCTCCATCGCAGACACGAAGCCATCGTCAATATTGATCCGGACCTTGGTCACCGGATGAATAAGCGGGCCTTTGTTGAGGATGTGCTTTTCGAACAGCCGGCCTGTGACCTGGCGCGACCGGGCCAGCTCCACCGGGACGTCCTCAACCGGCCGGAAGGCTCCGCCAGGGGCGGGCACGATGTAACGAAGGTCATCGCCCATGCCCCGGGTAATCGGACTAAAGCGGAAACGTCCTGGCCTCGGGGTTCAGCACCACGTACCGGCCGAACCGCTGACCCGCCTGAACAAACCTCCTTGGCGTTCCCACACGTCTTACTACGCCTAAGGCGTCTTCCGCCTGCGGTAGCTGAAGGCAGGCGACCGGGCCATGATGTCGTCGGCTGCCTGGCGGAGGATGTCCTCTGCCAGCGACGGGTCAGTTTTCGCCACCCGGGCAGCCCTGCGCACGCTGGCCGCCGCATCGTCCAGCCCGGCAGCCTCCAGGCGGTCGGCGATCTCGGCTGCCTCGGCCGGTATGTCCCCGTCCTGCCGGATGATCATGTTTCCTCTTGACTGGAGTCTAGCAATCGTGCAGAATGGGTTCCGCTGCAGCAGTCCGTGCAAACTTCTACGGCAGGAGAACAGCAAGTGCAGACGGCAGGACATCAGGCCGGCCCGACCTGGGTCAAGAGTTCGCTGAGTTTCGCGAACGGCAACTGCGTTGAGGTAGCGAGCCTGTCCGGCGGCGAAGTTGGCGTCCGGAACAGCAGGGATGCTGCAGGCGCGGTTCTCCGCTTCACGCCAGACGAATGGCGCGCGTTCATCGGTGGCGTTCAGAGCGGCGAATTCGACAGGTTCGGCCAGCAGGGCTAACTCGTCAGCGTCAGGGGCCGCGGTCCCGTCAGCGTCAGCAGCCCCCGGGTCGATGGTGACCCGGGGGCTGCTTTCATTCTCCGGCGGCGGCTCCGGCTCCTCGCGCACGGCCCACTCACCGTCGTCCCGCGTCACCCACTCACTGCCCATACAGCGCTAATCGGGCTGGTACTCCACCAGGCCGGGCACGCCGGCGAGGACCGTGGCGGCGCGCTCCAGGTCGTCCTCGGTGCCGGAGACGGTCAGCCCGCCGTCGGTCATGGAATGGATGTCGAGAGGGCCGAAGACGTACCGCACCCGGTGCTCCCTGGCGTACTCGAACAGCGTGAGCACGGCCAGCGCGTAAGAGACGTTGCCGTCCGCGAACCACTGGCGCGTCTTGTCAGCCACCGCCCCCTGCCAGTCTCTTCAGCATTTGGTCAAGTTCGTGGACAGCCGCCCGCAGGAACGCGGAGTCGGCCTCGTACTCATCGGCGGGCATGTCCTGGATGTCACCTGCGGAGATGAAGGCGGCCGGCACCTGCCCGTCATCCGAAGGTACGTCGGCAGTATCGCCAGTGCGTACGATTTCCAGCCGGCACCTGCAGAAGGGGTGCAAGAGCGGCCCTTGCAGCTTACCGTGGTACGGACGCGGAGGGTGCGTGTAGACAATCCTGTGGCCGACGGGCAGCCCGTACTTCCGCTCCCCCGCCTGGGTGGCCACGCGGCGCTCACCGGACTGCGGCATGGCGGCCGGCCCGCCCAGGTAAGGGGCGAACGACTCGCGCAGGCCTATCGTCACCCCGTTCAGCTTCCGGCACCAGTAGCAGCACGACGCGCTCTCGGCGTGCGCCCGCCACCGCTTGCTCAGCCGCTCGCCCCGTGCCTCGCGCGCCAGGGCATCGCCGAGCGCCGCGGCCGACGCGCCGGAGCCCTCGGCCGTGTGCGCTGCCATGCGGGCCCGCAGGGCGGCCTGACGGCCCCAGGACAGCAGGGCGTCCCGCACGGCGCCCGCGCGCTCCTCGGCCGCCCTCTGGTCCGGGTGCTCGCCCGGCGGGGTCACCCCGCGGATGAACGCCCGCCGCGGCACCGAGGCGTGCGCGTGCCGGACCAGGCCGCGCAGGCGGGCTACATCCCCGAAAATCGCGCCGGTGTCGTCCAGCAGGTGACCCAGTACCCCGTCGTCGCCGCTCAGCGCGCCCGAGGAGTACCAGGCCTGGCGGACCAGCTCCTCCGCTGCCGAGCGCGCCTCGTCCAGGGCCTGCTGGAGTACGGCGTCGGTGTCCGGCCGGCGCAGCAGCGCGTCCGCCGAGCCCGCGGGGTTGTTGCGGGTAACCAGCGCGAGGTACCCGGCCGCCTCCGCGACAGCCTGGCGGACAACGGCGGCCAGCTGGTCGGGCGCGGCCACGCTACTCCGGGTTAAGCGTGCCGCGAAACGACGTGCGCCGGTCAACGTCCGTGGACTCGACCGTGACCAGGTACGGGTCCCAGCCCGGGGCGTGAACCGGCTTGTAGGGCCGCGCCCAGTCGCGCGGCCCGGTGTCCCCCTCGCTGGCCAGCGCGAAGTCTTCCATGCGCTCGTGCAGGTCCACGTCGCCTAGCCGGTCGAACAGCCACCGCGTCCACGACTGCGCGTTGTACGTCGCCGGGGGCACCGGGAAGTAGTGGTTCACGTCCATCTGCTGCGACGGGTCGTAAGTGTTCGTGCCGTGCCGCCCGACGACTAGCGTCAGGCCGCGTGACTCGCCGCTGTGGCGGCCGGGCTTGTCCCGCTGGCAGTCATCCTCAAGCCACACGTTCCAGCCGAGGTGGTCACGGTAGCGGAGCCAGCTGACAAGCTCCGCGAGGATCGCGGGGTACGGGGCAACCTGCTGCATCTGACGGTCATCGCTCACTGCCCGGCAATCGGAGGCTGGCCCGGCGGCCCAGGCGGCGCCGGGGGCACGGGCGGCTGCATGTGCACGTAAGCGAGGCCGGAGATGGTGTCGCCCGGCGGGACCACCAGGTTTACCCCTAGCTGCGGGTACACGGCGCCGGCCCCCGTCTTCGGCGGCGGCACCGTCGCCGGCGTCACGGGCGCGACGGGAGGCTGCCCCGGGGCCAGGGCAGCCAGCTCCAGCGCGCGCCCGGCGGCGATCTCCTCAACGAGGTCGCGGGCAAGCGCCACCATGGCGTCGTGCGCGCTCACCCGCCCAGCCCGTTCCCCTTGCCGGCCTGCCCGACCGCGCTGCCCCCGGCGGCCGAGGTACCGGTGGCGGTGGTCTGGGAGCCGACTGGCACCTTGATGTGCACTACCGGCTGCTGCGGGGACCCGCCCTTGCCGGCCTGGACCGGGTTCTGCTGCTGTTGCTGCGCCTGCTGGGCCGCGGCCTTCTGCTGGGCGGCCATCTGCTTCTGCTGCTTCTCGCGGTCGGCCTTGATCTTGTCGTAGTCGATGTCGAAGCCGAAGTCGCCGGCGAGACGCTGCTCCAGCTCCAGCATGAACTCGGGCGTGACGTTGGCCTGCTGCCCAGCTGTGGCGAGCTTATCGAAAGTATCCTGGATAGCCGCCTTGGCTTCCTCGGTCAGCGGGCCCCACTTGAAGCGCGGGTACATGTCACTGCCGAAGTTCCAGTCGACAAAGCGCGGGAAGATGTGGTCGTTGATGACCTGCGCCATTTCCTCCAGGATGCCCTCTAGCATGAGGAAATAGGTCACGTCGTCCTGCTTGCCGAAGTCGACCAGTGTGCTATCCCCCTGGCCGCCGCCCTGCTCATTGTCGAACCACTGAGCGAGAACGCTCTTCGACATCTGGGAATTGTGGTGGTTGATCAATCCCAGGAAGTCAAAGCGCGACGCCGACTCGTTCAGCGTCTGCACGGTCCAGTCGGCCGTGGGGAGCGCGATGTACTGCGCGAGCCCCAACTGGGCCAGCGCCTTGACGAAGTTGTTCTTGTCCTCCGCCGGCGCATTGGGGACCATCGTGCCCACGCGCAGGCCTACCGCCGCCCTTTGCGCTGCCAGGTGCGCGATGTAGTAAAGCTTTTCCTTCTTGTCATAGTGATAAAAGGCGCTCTCGAACATGGACACGCCGTAGAACGGGCGTTCGGCTTCCTCGTGCGCGTAGTACAGCGCGGTTTCCTTCGGGATCTTGACGTCGATCGTCCGTCCCTGGAAGAACGTGCGCTGCCGGAAGCCGTTGAACTCGCCCTGGCCGTCAAGCAGGAAAGTGAGGGTCTCCGAGGGGCGCCAGTCCATCTTCCGGAGCGTCCACTTGCCCTTGTTGGGCCCCGTCTTGGGCTGCCAGTAGACCATCTCCCAGGCGCTGAACCCGTTGAACAGCGCGAGCAGCATCTGCTTGACGAACCTGTCGAAGGAGTGAGTCATCCCGCCGGCCGCCCGCGGGGCGAACAGCAGGTCCTTGCAGAACTGCGCCTCCTCGACCCCGCCCTCCTGGCCGTCGGCGGGCACCACGTCAGCGTTCTTCATCGCCGACAGCAGGGGCTTGGTCAGCAGCCGGTACAGCGCCCTGGCCTGGCCGTCGCGGCGGCGCATGGTGACCAGCTGGCGAATTGAAACTGGGTCATCGCGGAAGATTTCCCAGCTGTCCCGGTACGGGGTCGCGAAGGGGAGGAAGTACGGGACACCAGGTTAAGCCGACCGCGAAGTTCTGGGCCTCATCCGGCGGACGGACAAGCGACTGCTCGTCCTGAAGAACGTAACCTTCCTGGCCGTAACCCTGCGTGGCTTAAGGTGACGCCCATTCCTCCGGGCGGCTGCACGCTGGCGGTGTATGAGCCTTGTCCCGAACCTGGGGTCGTCATATGGCATCACCTCCCCCTGCAGACAGGAGGCAGCGCCTCGCGGACCTGTTCACCTCCCGTCTGATCGGTTAGTGCTTCCTCGATGTGCGGAGGCAGGGTCTTCCACCAGTGCTCAGGCCGTCGCAAGTGATGCGACACGCAAAGCGTCACAAGCCAGCGAGGGTCGTTAACTGGCCGCAGCCGGTACGGGATGACATGGTGAACGACTAGCCCAGCACCAGACGGAATGAACTCTCCGCCGTCCTGGCAGCTGTAGCCGTCGCGCTCAAGAACAGCCCGACGGATCTCCGGCCACGTCGCCCCCCGGTAAGTCCGCTCCGAGGGCGAACTGCCACCTCGGAAGTTCGGGTGGGCATCCCCGCGCAGCCAGTAGTCCCGAATGCCCGTCAAGCCGAGGGCAGACGCCTTATGCCGCACAGCGCCCTCTGAACGGCCAGTCAGCTCAGCAACAGCCCCTAGCGGCATGTCAGGTTCCGCTAGGAGTTCTAGCTCCCACGGCTCCCAGCCACGCTGCCAGCTTCGGGCCTTACCCTTGCCGCCTTGGCAGAACACCCGGTTCACTCCGAGCTGGGAGGCTTTCGTACTAGCGCCAGCCAATGTACGGCCCGTTCGCTCCGCCACCTCAGCCAGCGACAGCGACGTGTCCCGCAACAGTGCTAGCTCAGCCTCAGTCCACCGCAACAGCAGCCTCGCGCAGCCTGCGCAGCTCCGCCACGACCGCGAGCACGCGCCGGTCGCCAGACGGCGGGTTGTACTGGGTCGACTCCTCCCAGTGCCGCAGGGCCTCTTGCCAGGTCACCCCGGCCGCCTCGTGCTTGCTGCGTAGCGGGCTAGCCGCGTCGCTGGTGCACGACATCTTCATGTCGCGCGAGTCTCCGACTTCAAGCAGGGCACCGCACACCCGGCAGATCGGCTTCTCCGCGTAGCGAAACTCCAGGACAGCGAGCAGTTCGTCCGTAATCTCAACAGGTACTTCACTCATACCTGTTGATACGTGCGAGCCCTAACTACCTGCCAGCGGGCCTGCGGGCCGGGGGCTTGTCCTCAGCAGACGGCGCGTCGATCATGCCGGCCAGGTTATTCGAGTTGACGAACAGGTGCCGCCCGTCCGGCAGGAGCACCTGCACGCCGATGAGGTTGCCCATCTCGGCCGCGATGGTCACGCTGTCACTCGGCACGGTAACCTCGCCGACGCCGCCGACCGGCTGGAGGAGGGTGACCACGACGTCGCCCTTCTGCGCGCCGGGAGCGTTGCCGGCGTCGGCCATGAACTCGTGCCACATCCCCTTAAGGTGCATGCACGGGCAATCGTCCGGACAGCGCAGGGCCCCGGCGGCGGTGCCGGGGCCCTGCTGGTTGTTTATGAAGTTGTCGCCTGGCCGGCTACGGCCGGTTGGAGATGAACGTGACGTGCCCGGTGCGCGTGCCGACGATTTGCGTCGTACTGCCCTGGGCCGTCACCGGGGTGAAGAACACCGCGTAGGTGTGATTCGCCTCAAGGCCGCTGTAAACGCCCGTGTTCAGCTCGCCCGCGATGGCGTGCACCCAGCCCTGGTGGCCGTTGATGGCTCCCGGGCCGGCGATCTGGAAGTGGACCCAGGTCGTGATGGTCGTGTCAAAGACCACGTTCTCCCGGGTGGGAGCGACGAAGGTCGCCGCGCCGTGCGAGAGCACCGGCACCGGGGCAACCGGGGCCGGGCCGCCGTTGACCTTGAGCAGGAACCCGCCGGTGCCCACCGCGCCGTTGACGTCGGTGGCGACCACGGCCAGGTTGTTGTAAGTACCCGGGGCCGCGGTACCCGGCAGCAGCGGGTTGGCGGCGTCCAGGCCGCCCGGGAGGTTGGTCTCGGTGATGCTGACCGCGGCACTCAGGTTGTCCGTGGCCGAGAACAGGACCGAGCCGGGGCCGTTCTGGTTGGCACTGGTGACGGTCAGAATCTCGTCAGTCAGCACGCCCCCGCCGCCCAGGTTGACCTGCACTGCGTTCGGCACAGGGAAGGGCACCGTGACCGGCACCGTGACCACGGCCACGTCGCCGTCGGTGTCGATAGCCGTGAGGACAACGGGCCCGTTCTTGTTGGCGCTGCCGTTGGTGGGGTTACCGACAGCCGTGAGCACGGCATCGCTAACCGCGCCCACGGCAATGGTGGTCACCGAGATCGTCACGCCGTCAAGCGGGCTTCCGGACTTGAGCGCCCAGGTCACATGGCGGTCGGTGCCCGGCCCGAAGCCGCCCTCGTCGCCCAGCAGCCCGGACACACGAACCCCGCTGCCGGAGTTCACCGCCACCGCAGTCCCGGTGATGGTGTGCTGCGCGACGAACGACGCCTGCAGCGACGTGTCGGCGAAGCCGTCAGCGTGCGCGCCGCCGACAGCGGCCAGGGCACCCGCCCCGGCCAGCGCCGGCACCACTACCGCGGTGAGCAGCCGCTTGCCATACTTCATACGCATCTCCCTCTTCAGGCTCCCGAATACTCCACGGGAGAAACAGTCAACTATGACGCAGGGAATCGGTTTCTTACCACGAGTTAACCGAACTGTGACCCAACCGGGACGCCGGGGTCAGCCGGAACAGTGTGACGAATGTACCCTGGCGTGGCGGGGGCCGGCCCGTTCTCGCACCCGCGAAGCCGAGTTCACGTACCCGGCCCCCGCCCCACCCTAGTAGGCAAGGCGAAGGCCCTGCGGGGTGCCGGTGAGCTATCAGGGTCCTCTGCAAGGGCCCCAGGATTCGAACCTGGGAAAGAAGGAAGCTCACCGATGGCCGCAGGGCCAGTGCGGTATTCGTCAGGCGGGAAGCCGGGACTCTATTCTTTGGCAGCCGGGCTTCGCCCCCGAGGGGGCAGCCGCCGGCTAGAGCGATAGAAGGAAGACTCCCGATGGCCGCCTGTTGAGTTGTCAGCGCGAGGAAGGCAAGCCAGCTATTTTCAAGGCCGGTGCTCTGCCGCTGAGCTACCAGGGGCTTTCGCCCCCGGGCGGGATTCGAACCCGCGGCCCCCGGCTCCGGTTTGAGGGAAGGAAGCTGGCCTATGGCCTCACGCTGTTTGAGTTGTGAAGTTAGGGGGCGAGGAAGGCGAGTCAGCTATTTTTCATCCGTATAAGGGGTGTAGAAGGAAGCTAACCCATGGCCTCGCCCTTGAATACTACGCCGGAATCAGGTCACCCAGGTTCGCCAGCGTGATGACCGAGGAGCCCTCCGGCAGGCCCTCCGGCAGGCCCTCCGGCTCCTCCACGCCGACGTAGGTCACCGGCACGGTGGCCTGCTCGCGCCACTTGCCGGCCTTGTCCATCAGGACGACGGTGTTCTCCGCCGACCACGCCTCGTACAGGTACCGGACCGTCAGGAACTTCCGCGCCATGAAGTGCCGCGCGAGCAGTTCGGTCGTGGCCCGGTTCTCCTCCACCCGGTGGCCGCCGCCCCAGGACTGCATGTGCGCCCTGAGGCCGAGGTGCAGCCACTTGGCGTACCACGCGCCGTCGTCACCGCGGTAGAACACCACCGGCATGACGCAGACGTGCTCACCGGTGAGCACGGTCTTCATCCGCACCGTGCGCGGCTCGAAGGGCAGGCCCTTCTGCTCCGCGCTCCGGGTCATGTAGCCGAAGAAGTTCTCCGCCAGGGCGTCGAACGACTCGCCCGAGCTGTCGTAGGCCCCGTGGTTGTAGAGGTACAGCTGCGGGATGACGGTGTAGCCCTTGGCCACCTGGTCCAGGCGGACGTTGATGAACTCGGTCGCGCCGTGCGGGGCCGGGGCACTGGTGAGGTCGCCAGAGTGCTCGCCGTGGCCGTTCCTGAGCTGGGTGTAGCTCAGGTAGCTGCCCGTGCGGAACGTCTCGTCAACAAACAGCGCCGACAGGTCGTAGTCCGTCCGGTTCCCCTTCTCCACCCAGTGGAAGTAGAAGCGCAGCCAGTCACCCGGCTCCAGCTTCGACACCGAGCCACGCGGCCACACTCCCAGCCCCCCGGACTGGTTCTTGCCGGTCAGCGGCAGCGCCGCGCCGAGGATAGCCGGGTCGAACACGAAGGTGCCGCCCTCGCCCAGCCGAGTCTTCAGCTCGAAGTCGATGATGCCGTTGACGTCCCGCACCAGGCCCGGGTCAAGCAGCGAGCGCTTGTCCTGCGTCACCCACGCCCGGCCACCACGGCCCGGGAAGAGCCGCGGCCCGCCCTCGGCCACCCGGTTGAGCAGGTGCTGGCGCACGCCGAGCAGCACACGAGCTGACACGTCAGGAGCGGTGCCGCCGAGCGCGGCGCCCAGCCGGGCCAGGTCAGCCGGGCCCGACGCGCGCAGCAGCCGGTCGGCGGAGCGCCACAGCTCGCCCGGGGCCAGCCGCGTGGCGGCGTGCCCCGGCTTGCCCAGCTTCATCAGCGCCTCGAACTGGCCGAGCCGGCTCTGGACGTCGGTCTCGCCGCGCGCGACGGCGAACACGTACTGGGCCCGGTCGAACTGGCCGAACTCGTGCGGGTGCAGCCGCTCGCCCAGGCGCTTCCACATCTCGGCCCGCGGCGGGATGTCCGCCGACTGCTCACGATGCGCCGTCATGACCTCATGGAGCGCGGCCATCAGCACGTAGCGCACCCGGCGCGGCAGCGACTTGAACTTCGGCGCGGTCGCCAGCGTAACGTCCGCGCCGGACAGCTCAGCGGCCACGCGCAGGATGTCGGTCAGCGAAGTCACCTGCAAGGCGAAGCCCAGGCGGACCCGCTGCGCGTTGATGACCGCCAGGTTCTCCCGCACCGGGATGTCCATGGCGAGCGGGCCGACGGGCGAGTAGCCGTGCGCGAGGAAGCGCAGCTGGTCCAGCTTGTCGCCGGACAGCGGCACCCGCGAGCCTGCCAGCGACCGGAACAGCGCCTGGCCCTCGGCGTCGGCGCCCTGGCCCAGGTGGATGACCGTCAGCCTGTCACTGAGCAGTGCCTCGAACGCCTGATGGTGCTCCAGCAGGTCCGCGTAGGCGTGCTGGTAGGTGCCGTAGCCCGGCAGGGACAGCAGGTCGAGCGCGAACTGGCCGTCCGGGCCGAGCGCCGCGCGGACCTCCGCCCTGCTGCCCCCGGTTGCAGCGTGAACCGCGTCCGTCAGCAGCTGAGCCCAGAACGCCTCCGCCTCCGGCACGTTAGCCGGGAAGTCGATGAAGTAGGCGTTGTGCTGCCGGTGCGCGCCGACGGCCTCGCGAGCCCAGCCGAGCACTTCCACGGCCTTGTCGATGACGTAACCGCGGTCCAGCGTGCCCAGCTCGGCGAGCAGGCGGCCGGAGAGCTTGAAGCCCAGGCTCATGAGCACCGCGTCAAACTGGCGCGCGACGACCTCGCTGTCGCCCGTGGCGCGGGCTCCGTCCAGGGACACCCGGCACCGGGTGTCGAAAACCAGCTGCTCAACGTTCATCGTGCCTGCCCTGACTTTGCTCTAGCGGATTTGCTTAACTTGAGTCTAATGCACTTCCTTGACAAGAGTCAAGGAAAGAACTTACCACAGCGTGAGCATCGAAGGCGGCCCTGGCTGGATTCGAACCAGCGGTACCTCGCTTAGGGGGCGAGTGCTCTGTCCGGCTGAGCTACAGGGTCATGGAGGCGGAACGGAGAATCGAACTCCGGTTGCGCGTTTTGCAGGCGCGCGCCTATGCCACTCGGCCATACCGCCATTGAACTTGCGTGGTCTCAGAGGGACTCGAACCCCCGCCAACCCGCCTCCGGAGGGCGGTGCTCTGTCCACTGAGCTATGAGACCTTGGAGGCGCGTGCAGGATTCGAACCTGCGAAGGATCTACCGGCCGCTTTACAGGCGGCTGCCGTTGGCCACTTGAGCTAACGCGCCATGGGGTAAGTAACGGGGCTCGAACCCGCCCGCCTGGGACCACAACCCAGTGCTCTGCCGTCTGAGCTATACCTACCACGAGACTAATCCGGCAGAACGAGATTCAAGACCTCGAACGCTGCACGGATCTGCCCTTGCCGCCGAGAGCCCAGATGCGGGTACAGGACCCGCATAAGTGCCTCAGCGTCAGCTTTCCTGTTGACGAAAAACCGCCAGTACGGCTTCCGGTTCGACTGAGTGCGGGCGGTGTAGGGGCCTCCAACAGTCCCCACGCCTGACCACGCATGCAGCTTACGGATGACGTCCTCGTCGGTCATATTGCACTCGATGCGTAGCTGGACGTACTCCTTCTTGCGCCCACCGCAACCCGCCTTACGGCGGTTGATGCCGAAGTGACCCTCACCTTCGAGAACTCCGACCACCCACATCAACTTTGCGTTGTCCATGTCAACTACTACGTGGTCGATGAGGGATTCGAACCCCCGACAGCCCGCTGTGTGAAAGCGGCGCTCTACCAGGCTGAGCTAAACGACCTCGTACTTGCGTGCCCCCCGGGAGACTCGAACTCCCACCCTCCCGGTTCGTAGCCGGACGCTCTATCCGTTGCGCTAGAGGGGCATTGGGTCTTGCGTGGGCGAGGCAGGGATCGAACCTGCGGCCTCTTCCGTGTCGGGGAAACGCGCTTCCGCTGCGCTACACGCCCAAGTTTGTTGACGCCGGTCAAGCAACGGGTACCGTTAGGTCGTGGGATTTTTCATCGGCCTCGGCATCGGCCTCGCAGTCGGCGGCTTCTACGGCCTCAGGTGGGGCGGCGTCCGTGCCTTCTACCGACTCGGCCGGTACGAGCACACTGAGCGCATGCGCCGCTCCGGGCTCGGCAACTGATGAAGCGGGGTTCGGCCTTCTTCATCATCGGCGCCGTCATCGGCCTTGGCGTCAGCGTCACGCTGGACGCAACCGGGCTGCACTGGCTGACCTGGCCTATTGCCGGACTGTTCGCACTAGCCGCCCTGGCCATCACCGTCACTATGCGTAAGCGCTCCTGACGGGATTCGAACCCGCGATTTTCTGCTTGACGGGCAGACGGGGACGGCCTGACTCCCCTACAGGTGCATGTGTACTGCGCTCCGGCAACTGGGATCGAACCAGTGCGCTTCCGCTTAACGGGCGGCTGCTCTGCCGTCTGAGCTATGCCGGATCGATTGGAGCCCCCGTCAGGCTACGTACCTGACACTCATCGCCCGCCACGCGGCGGGCGAGTCCCCTGCGCGGGAGGGGGCGCAGTTGCGGAGTATGAGTCCAGCGGGGACACCGAACTCCCCCACTCCGCATCGTGCCTCCAGGGTAACCCGGAGGTCTTCGCTCCCCCAACGGGATTCGAACCCGTGCTCTCGCCTTGAAAGGACGGCGACCTCGGCCGCTAGTCGATAGGGGCTTGCGTGGTCCTGGCGGGCTTTGAACCCGCGTCACCGACTTGAGAGGCCGGCGTCCTGAGCCTGACTAGACGACAGGACCGTGTTCTTGCGTGTACCAGGCGGGGATCGAACCCGCGGCCGACTGCTTAGAAGGCAGCTGCTCCTTCCGCTGAGCTACTGGCACCCGGTGCCTCCCGAAGGGGTCGAACCCTCATCCCATGGCTTAAAAGGCCCGGATGCTCCCGTTGCACCAGAGAGGCTTGGTAGCGCGGGTGGGATTCGAACCCACGTACGGCAGGTTATGAGTCTGCTGCTTGAAACCTGACTCAGCTACCGCGCCGTGGGTCCAGGTGGATTTGAACCACCGCGTCTTCCGGTTATCAGCCGGATGCCTTCACCAGACTTGGCCACAGACCCATGTGACTCGACAGCAACAAGTAACTGTGTGTATGCTGTCGAGTGCTCGTAGTAATGAAACTGCGTGCACCGTCGTTCGACGGCAGGCAGAGTTGAGGCGGTTCCTTCAGCGGCCCGAGGGGACCGCCTCAGTCATGCCTGGAGGAGACGGTGGGATTCGAACCCACGGGGCCGTAACCCGCTGGTTTTCGGGACCAGAGCCTTAATCCACTCGTGCCACGTCTCCAGAGAGGAGCGAGCGGGATTCGAACCCGCGGAGGTGTTACCCCCGCCGCGCTAGCAACGCGGTGCCATAAGCCTCTCGTGCCATCGCTCCAGAGTGGGCGGGGAGGGAGTCGAACCCTCACGTCCGAGGACACACGGGCCTGAACCGTGCGCGGCTGCCATTACGCCACTCGCCCTTGCTCCCCGGGCTGTTCTCCCTTTGCTGGGCCAGGCCCGGGGGGCTGGCAGGGAGCCAGGTCAGCGCTCTCGCGATGAGCTTCCCGGCCGGTGCACCGGCCAGTCTGCCTGGAGGTTGTCTGGGGTCCCCTCTTGGGCGCGTCCGCCCGCCAGTTCACCCCATAGAGCCGACGACGGGATTCGAACCCGCGACCTTCACCTTGGCAAGGTGGCGTGCTACCGCTGCACTACGTCGACATGGAGCCGGCACGCGGGGTCGAACCGCGGGCCTCGCCCTTACCGAGGGCGCGCTCTAACCGCCTGAGCTATACCGGCATGGTTCCGGGGGCTGGGCTCGAACCAGCGTGCCCCGGCTTCAAGGGCCGGGCGGGATGCCGTCAACCCACCCCGGATCGGGCACCGGACTTGAACCGATCACCCGCTGCTTACAAGGCAGCCGCTCTGCCAGATGAGCTAGCCCGGCGAAGTGTCCGAGGCGGGACTTGAACCCGCAGCGCCCGTAGCGGGCACCAGCACCTCAAGCTGGCGCGTCTGCCATTTCGCCACACGGACAAGTAGGAAGACCCGGAGACCGGACCCTGACGCGCACCAGGGCGGCTGCCCTCGCTCCGCCTCCGTCACTGCCCTGCGCGGGACAGCTTCCAGCGGCGAGTCTCCTGGGGATGTCGCACGTTTTCCCGAGCCCCGAACCGGCATCGAACCGATGACCTCGCCATTACGGGTGGCGCGCTCTGCCATCTGAGCTACCGGGGCATAAGGCCGCCTGCGCAAGCGCTGACAGCCACGCTGCGGTACCTGGGATCGAACCAGGGTGACTCCGGGTTCAGGGCCCGGCGAGTTTGCCAGCGTCCTCCATACCGCATCGTTGCCGGGGCTCTTTGCTGGCCCCGGATTAACGGACCTGTTCCTCCCGCAGAGGGGACCGGGCAAGGATTCGCAGGACGGCCTTGCCAGCCGCGTAGGCGAGGCGGGACTCGAACCCGCAGGAAGGCACGGATTTTGAGGCCGCCGCATATACCGGTTCTGCTACTCGCCCAAGAAGAGGAGGCGGGCCCGCTGACAGCAGGAGACCTGTACGTCGTTGTCAGCCACGGGCGCGGTCTCCGGACCGCCTCCAGTACGCCGCCCGGGACTCGAACCCGGAACCCCCTGATTAAGAGTCAGGTGCAGTGACCATTGTGCTAGCGACGCATAACCAGGCTCGCGGGCTCAGTGTCAGCTGTCCCGCCCCGCCTGGCCGCGGTCTGACAACCGCTTGCGCGACCCGCGGATTAGCGGTCCGCGTCCGCACCGAGGGGATGACGGGAATCGAACCCGCATCTGCTGATTGGAAGTCAGTCATCCTTGCCGTTGGACGACATCCCCATGTCCCGAGGCCCCGCCGGTCCAGAGCAAGGTACGACCCGCTTGCAGCAGGTCTCCCAGGGTGCCGGCGACGTTATGAGGTGCCTCGGGCGGCGCGAAGTCCGGCCCATTGCAATGGGCCGGCTTACCCGGAGGAGCGCTACTCTCCGGGCCGTATCCCCCCGGGTAGCCTATGGCTGGGCAGCCGGGCGGGGCGTCGTGCCGTGGTGGCTGCGGAGGCGATCGAATCCTCGACCTGTCCCTTTTCAGGGGACCGCTCTCCCAACTGAGCTACACAGCCATGAACTTACGTCGGGACACAGGGACTCGGACCCCGTCTGCCTGCTCCCAAAACAGGCGCGCTAACCCTTACGCGATATCCCGTTGTTTCCGCAGGTGTCTTAACCAGGCCTAGACGATCCCGCCCCAACCGGGACAGGGGCGGGACTTGAACCCGCTTCTCCTGCTGGTCGGGGTGGTGAGATTCGAACTCACGACCTCTGCGTCCCGAACGCAGCGCGCTCGACCAAGCTGCGCTACACCCCGAAACCCGGCGCTCTTCCGTTGAGCTACCTGGCCCACGAGTGGACCCGGCAGGAGTCGAACCTGATCTACCGGTGTGGAGAAGATCGGATTTGAACCGACGACACCCCGGTTGCGGGCCGGGTGCTCTTCCGGGCTGAGCTACATCCCCATGTTCAGGAAAGGTGTCCTGCCGTTAAACGAGCCGGGCGGATAAGCCCGGCCTCCCGAGTCGAACGGGAGACCCATTTCCTGCGTGGAGCCTGCGGGACTTGAACCCGCGACCTTTTGCATGCCATGCAAACGCGCTTCCAGCTGCGCCAAGGCCCCGTGGAGGCCGGCCCCTTGCCCGGTGTGAACAGGCGGAAGGCCGGCCATCGCCCCCGTGGCCCTGGCAGAAGCACTCCGCACCAGGGCGTCAGGGAGTCTAGCTGGCACAGTGCCCGGTACAGGAACGTCTTGCGACGCCCCCAGCCTTTAACGGCTGCTGCTCCCCGGGAGTAGCTGCATTGTCTTTCACCGTGCCGAAAACTCGCGGCGGGTTGGCGCCCGCCGCACGATGCTCACGCTGTGGAGTTCTCAAGATTCATTGACTTGCGCCGCCGTTGGCTTTCGCCGCGGGCGGCGGTCGCAGGGGAGGAGGGATTCGAACCCGCGCTGGCGTGGTTTTGGAGACCACCGCTCTGACCTTCTGAGCTACACCCCTATGTTCAGTTGTCTCACTGAAAAACCGCCCTGCCGAGAGTCTCGGGGGCGGTCTGCTGGTGCAGGTTGGCCGCTACACAACGACCGCCTTGTTCGTCGGGATGCAGTTGTCTTCGGGCAGCGTGGCGGCTGCGGGGGCGTGGAAGTACCACCCTCGGAGCTGCTGCTTGCTCGGTGACCTTGACATCATGGTCCTCACGGTAGCGGAGCGGGCCTTCCCGCGCCAGTTCTTTGCGCCCCCGGAGGGGCCATGTCTCCAAGGTACTACCCTGCTTGACTGGTGTCAAGCTAAATCCAGGGGGATTTCTGGCTGGGTAAAGAAGCTGGTCACAGCCCCGCTGGCCACCCCGCTACGGTCGGCGTCCACCGCCCGGCGCACGGCCGGGTGCATGGACGCGCGGATCTCGACCGGGCTCAGCCGCACCAGCCTGGCGGCCACCATCGCGTCGGCCAGGCGCTCGGGGAAGGTCCCGGCGCGCGCAGCCAGGTGACCCATGTCCTCCTGGAGGTCTTCCTCGGTGAGGCTGGCCGCGTACTCAACCAGGACCTCGAACGGGACGCTCACCGTTTTTCTCCGTACAGTCTCGTTCGGAATCGTTCGCGAGGGCGACAGCACGCCGCCGACACGGCACACTGGAAGTGCCTCGTCTGGAGCACGGATGGGCGGACGGTAATGCGGAGGGGCCGGGATGCAGCCTGGCCCCTCTTTACTGTGTGTAGTCCCCGCTCATCGTGCCCCAGTCGTCCAGGTAGCTGCTGCCGTACTCCATGCCGGGGCGGTCGGGGGGCATGAACTGGTCGGGGCCGAGCGCCGACATGCCGGCCGGCATCCCCGCCGGAAGGGGAATCTCGGCGGCCGGGCCGTAGAACGAGATCTGGCCGGGGTAGGCCCGCTTGCCGGCCGGGTCCTCCATGCCGCCGATGCTCAGCGCGCCGACCACCGCGCCGGCGAGGCTGTCGGCCTCGTCCTTGGAGGAGTCTCCCAGGTGGTCGATCTTCCCGTTGGGCAAACGGGACAGGCCGAGCAGCTCGATGACGGTCAGCTCGCGGGCGGGCATCTCCAGGCGGCCCTCGTACATGACGTCGCGCAGCGTCCTCCAGCCCTCCTCAGAGACATCTGTAGAAAACCTGTCCGTCTCAATGCCGTGGCTTTCGAGTATTTGCATACTATCTTTCGATTGCCATTGATCAAATGAGAAGAACGTCACCGGGAAGCCCATCCGGCGCAGCTCCAGGCACAGCATGCGCGCCCAGCGGATCTGGATCTCCATCGGGGGCCGCGCGCCGGCGTCAGCCTCGTAGCTGATGGTGAAGTCGACCTTGACGACCGGGCGGCGCTCCTGCACCTTGATCTCCAGGCCGTCCTCGTCGTTGCCGGTCAGCGCGTGGTCCTGCCAGCGCTTGACGTGCGCCATGGTAATGCCGGCGCGGTCGCCGGTAGCCGCCAGGTCGGCGTGCATGGCGTAGAGCGCGCCCTTGACCGGGTAGCACTCGGGGCTGAAGGTGTAGACCGGCTTCCAGGACGCGCCCTCGCGGATGTAGCTCACCGCCAGGGGCGGCTGGGCGTACTCGGTCAGGCACTCGCGGATGGCTTCCTCGTTGGCGAAGTACGGGTTGATCGCCCGGCGGGGCTTGCACTCGTACTTGGCCTCGGCCAGCGCCGGGTCCTTCTCGTAGTCCTCGGCGAACGCCTCCTTACCGGAGATGCGCGGGTTGGCCTCCCAGGTGGCCAGCGGGCCGGACACGTAGTACCGGCTCTTCTCGCCGCGTGCCTCGTTGTCCGCCTTGCCCCTGGCGACCAGCTGCTGGATGGTGCTGCCCAGGTAGCGCGGGTAGGAGATGTGGACGTTCTTAAAGCACTCGGGGAACCGGGTGGTGGCCGAGGTCCGGATCATGTCGAGGATGGCCTCGGCGCTGCTGCTCGACTCACGCTGCTTGGCGGAGGAGTTACGGGCCAGCTCGGCCGCGGACCGGAACGCGTCGATCTCGTCGGCGATGCCGAGGATGAGGTTGAGGCCCTCCTGGCTGTCGGCGTCGGAGTGACCGGAGACGGCCTCGATGTTGTGCTCGAACCGGATGGTGTCCAGCAGGGTGACAGTGCGCTCCCCGCGGGCGCTGCGCTGCTGACGGGCGGAGGCGTCCAGGATGTCGATGCCGGCGTTGCGCTGGAACCAGCAGCCCGACCGCTGCACGGCGCGGCGCATCGGGGCGAAGAACGCGCGCTGGGCTTGCTTCGACGATGATGCGACATTCAGGACGTGGATCGAGTCCTGTTCGGGCATCTGGTAGTAATCCTGCGGGGACTTCAGGCACAGCAACAGGTAGCAGACCCGCATGGCGATCATCCGGCAGGTGTGGTCCTTGCCCCCGCCCTTGCCCCACTCCAGCTCCAGGAAGTTGACCATGCGGCACGGCGCCGACCAGTAGTCGCGCACCTTCTTGTCCGCGCTGGCCGCCAGCAGCTCGTAGGTCGGCAGGTAGAAGACACGCTCGGCGTGCCGCACCGCCTCGTACTGCACGTCTGACAGCGGCGGGTTGGCCAGGTAGGCCCGGTCCCGCACGAACACGTCAAGCGGGACCGGCTCCTCCTCGAAGATGCCAGTCCCGCTCGCCGACGTCCCCGTGCCGCCGGACCGCCCAAGCAGGGCCGCGGCGGCTGCGCCAGCAGTGGCCACCCGCTACCAGCGCCGCCCGTCCGGCGCCCAGACCCGGAACGCGGCCCAGGCGGCGAGGAAGACCAGGCCGACGAAGCCGATGGACAGCAGGTGGCTGACCGAGATGGTCTTGTCCACCCAGCCGAGGATGGCGGCGATGAGGAAGATGACTCCCGCGATGACTGCGAACATGACTACCAGTCCCTCCTGGGCTCGGAGCCCGGCCGGTGCAGCGGGCCGCCGCTGTGGCTGTTGTCGCCGAAGTGCTGGTGGTCGTGCTCGTGCGTGGCGCCGACCGCGTGCGCGTGGCTGTGGGTGCCGGTCATCGGCGCGTGGTGCATCGCCACCCCGCCAGCCGCCTGCTTGGCCAGGGCCACCATCGACGCGGCTGCCTTCTCGTGCCCCTCGTCGGTCCCGCCGAAGCCGGGCAGCGACTTGACGTCCACGCCCAGTTCGCGGGCCCGCTTGCGGATCAGGGCCTTGGCCGCGCCGGCGTCACCGTGCCCGGAGGCGGCCAGCACCGCAGCCGAGTGCAGGTGCTTCTTGTCCTCGATCGGGTAGCTGCCGTCAGCCAGCGCGTGCCCCTTGCCGGCGGCCTTTTTGCGCCCCTCGGCGGTCTCGCTCTCCGGAGTCAGGGTGACCAGGGCGATGTCCTGCCCCGGGCGCCCGGCCAGGATGACCGCGATCGACTCCGCCAGCTGCGTGGCCTTGATGTTCTTGTCGCTTTTCGCGCACATCGCGGCAGCGCGCTTGGGCGGGACGTTCCGCTTCACCATCGCCTTGTAGGTGGCGTGGCCCGTGTGCTCACCGCCGTCGCCCCCGTCATCGTCGCCGGAGCCGCCGCCCTTGGACTTGCCGTCCTCGTCATCGGCGGCGAGCAGCAGGGCCAGTTCCCCGGAGGCGACCTGGACGGCGAGCAGCAGCCCGGCGTCCAGGTCCGGGGCCGACGGGACGGCCCCGGACAGTTCAAGGATCTTCTCCAGCGACACCGTGCCTCCCGGGAGCAAGCGGATTCCGCCCGGGTAATCGGACTGCCGCTAAACTGAGCGACGGCTGACTCGGCAGCCTGTCCCGGCCTGGCCGGGCAAGTGCGGCTCAGCCCACCCGGGGCCTACTTCTTGACGGTCTTGCCGGCGGTCGTGGCGTGCGTGGCCGGGCCGGGGGCCTTCTTAGGTGGCGCGGCCGGGTGGGCGGCCAGGTGCTGCAAGTGCTCCAGGTGGAGCGCGTGAAGGTGCTGCAAGTGCTCCAGGTGGAGAACGTGCATCTCGTGCAGGTGGTGTGACTCCGGGGTCGGGTGCCCGGCAGGCGGGTGCGCGGAGCCAGGGTAGGCCCTGGGCCTGGCCGCGCCCGTGCTGTGCCCGGCGCTGGTGCCCGCTGACTTGCCCGCGGCCACGGCCAGCTCCAGCCGCTCGACCGCGCTCAGCCTCGCGGGCCCGTTCGGGTTGTCACTGCCGGCCTGAGCGTAGACGTGCGAGCTGACCGTCTTGCCGCCAGCCTGCATTCGCGACGCGGCGTCCGCCGTGACGGTCATGTTCCCCATGTCGGCCAGCGCCCGCACGTGCGCGTGGATGTGCCGGGCCAGGTGGTGCGCCCCGGCCTCGCGCGCGATCATGACGGCCCGCAGCGCGGACTGGGCGGCCCCGCTGCGGTTGGTGCCCAGCATGTCCCGTGCCCGGTTCAGGTAGGCGTCCAGCCGGGCCTTGTCGAGCGCGGGCATGGCGTTCAGCTCGGCCGCCGCCCGCGACTCGGTGACGTTCATCAGGTCCTCGGGCGGCTGGATGAGCGGCGTCGCGCCCGAGGTGTCGGACTCCGCGGGCTCGGACACGTCCTTGCCCGTGACCACCGCCAGCGCGAGGCGGTCCAGTGCGCTCATGTCACCCTCCGTCATCCGGGCCATCTGGCTCGGGCCGTTGAAAACGCCGTGGAAGTACCGCTTGCGGATGCGGTCGGACAGCGCGCCCAGCGCCTGCTCCGCCTTCCGCCAGGCCATGGTCTTGTCATAGCCCTGCTTCATCGCCGTCGTAGCCGAGGACTGCCCTGCCGGCGGGATGCGGGTGAACACGTTGGCGGTGTAAGCCGAGGGCAGCATGTTCCCCAGGTCAGCCTTGTGCGCCGCGTACATGGCCGCCTGGGCGCTGCGCATCATGCCCAGTGCCTCCAGCGGGTTGTCCTTGTTCAGCTTCCAGGCGGCCTGCTCCAGGAACTTCCTCGCGGTGTCGCTCAGGTCCTTCTGGCTGCACTCGGGAACCAGCGGGATGACCGCCTTCACCTCGGCCGCGGTCGGCAACGCCACGACCGGCGGCAGCGGCGGGCTCGGGCTGATGGCCTGCACCGGGTTCTGGTAGAGACCGTACTGGGAATACCGCCCGCCAGGTGGCGGCGGCACGAGGAACGGGCGCGCGCCCGGGGCCGTCGCCACCGCCAGCCCGACGGCTGAGGCGGCAGCGTGGTGCTCGTGCGCCTCGGCCTTCTCCTTCTCCCACTCGGCCACGTTCTTCGCCGCGGCGGCCCGCACGTCCGGGTGGGTGCGCTTGCCCTTGCCGCTCTTGGTCTTCCAGCCGCCCGGGTTGACGCCCGCCGCCCACTTCTTGACGATGCCGACGGCGACCCCGTACGCGTCGTGCTTGCCGTAGCGCTCCACCAGGTGCGGGTACAGGTGCTCCACGTACGGGGGGAGGTGATGGCCCTTCATGTGGAACAGGCCGGGCCCGCCCGGGGGCACCGTCGGCTTGACGACGGTCGACGCCTCGGGCGTGTGCGGCGTGAACTTGACTAGTGCCCCGCCGCCCGTTGCCGGCCTGCAATGCAGGTCAGGGTGGTCACGCCCGCCCTTGTCCACGTGTCGGTACCACGGGCACTCGCGCAGCAGGTGGTCATGCGCCTCGCGCTCATCGTGCGCCGCCTCCAGCAGCTCCAGGGCTCCCGCCATGCCCTGGTAATCGCCCGCGGCTACCCGGGCGTGCCCAAGGTGACGTCCTTGAAACCGCTCTTCTCCCAGTACCGCAGGTTGGCGCGGCGCATGTCGTCGGGGTAGTGCGCCAGCAGCGCCACCGCCGCGGCCTCGTACGGCTCGAACACGGCCATGCAGCCCTCAACAGGGTCCTCAGCGGTCCCGCACACCCGGCAGGGCAGGAACTGCGCGTCCGACTCGCGCTCCCACTCAGCCTTGCGCTCCGGGTCGTTACGGTACTTACGCAGCTCCTCGCGGAACTTTTCCTCCAGCGGGGCCAGCTGCAGGTCGCGGATAGCGGCCTGCAGCATCTCGGACGGGCTCAGGCCGTGGCCCTTGAGGAACTTGTACTGGTCACCAGGCAGGTAGACAGAGACATTCGGCATGCACATACACTATGCGTGTACTTGTACCCCCGTCAAGCTCCTGGGTCCAGGTGTCCGCCATCAGGCCCCGCTCAGCGCCTCAACGAACTTGTCCTGCAGCAGCGCGCGCAGCGCCCCGTCGTCCACCTCGTCCAGCACCGCCAGGAAGACGTCGCGGACCTTCTCCGGGGCGAGGCCTCCGGGGTCAGTGCGCTTGCTCTTCAGCCGCACGTCGTCCCAGGTCTTGGCGATGGCCTCCCAGGCGAGGATGGCGTCCTTCTCCTGGCCCGGGTGCTGGTAGCCGTCGTCGGTGCCGTAACCGCGCCTGCTGACCTGCTGGTGCTTGAAGAACCAGTTGAGCATCACCGACGTGCGCATGATCTGCGCGACCGACATGTCCAGGCCCTCGCACTCGCGGCGCGCGGTCGCGTAGAACTCCTCGTACCCGGTACGAAGGTCGGCGTCCTCTACGCTCTTCGGGCAGGTGAACAGCCCGTCGAACTTGTCCCAGTCACTAGCCACGCACGGATAATCGGGCGGCCCCGTGGTGCGGGCAGTCAGGCTCCGTCGTCAGGCGCACCCAGTCCTTGCCCATGCCGACCCCGTAAAGCCGCCCCAGGCTCTTGAACTCGTACTCGCACGGGCAACGGTCATCGCCCTGGTAGAAGATGACCGACTGCCGCAGCACCTCGTCCTCACGAGCCTTCATCAGGCGGCTTGTCGCTTCCCGAGCACGCAGTACCCTCGCCGTGCCGGTAGAGATTCCCGGTCAACGGCCGGACCGCCACGCCGCAGCGGCACACCGGGCACTCAGCTAGCCGGGTCGTCCACAAGACGGTAGCTCACGTGCTCGCGGTGCTCGCGGAACGAGGCCGCCTGCTGCAGCGGGAAGATGCCCGGAGTGGAGTAGACGCCGGCGTACTCGCCGATGGTCTGGCTGCGCGCGGCATCCGGAACAAGGTTCCGCCACGGGCCGATCGCGGACAACCGCTGCAGGTTCCAGTCGTAGCCGGACTCACCTGCCCCGCCGCTGTCGCAGTCCCAGTCCCACACCGGGCGGATCGTGGTCCTCCAGGTGCGCCGCCAGGTGCACCACACCCAGGGGTTGAAGTACGGCAGCAGCCGCACTGCGGCCTGGTCGGCGCCCTCGTCCTCGCGTGGCGCGGACAGGCCGTCCCAGCCGGCCCCGCCCTGGTTGTGCGCGCAGATGCACAACGTGACGTCATCGAAGTGGCCCTGAGCCCAGTCCATGTAGGCCAGCACGTCACTGGAGACGATGACGTCTTCCTCGCCGCAGAGCACGAACTCCGGGGCGAAGCCGTCGAACAGCCGGTCAATAGCCTCGCCGAGCGCGCGGTGCATGCCGGGGCCCGCCTGCGCTCCCGGGCTGTCGGGGAGGACCACGATCTTGCGGGACAGGGCGTCCTCGGCTTCCCTGATGACGTCCATCTGGTCATCGAGCCGGTGCGAGGGCCCAAGCGCGACGGCGACCATGCGCAGCTCATCGACCCGTGCCGCGGCTGCCCACGAGAGGAAAGTGCGCCGCAGGTAGTCCGGGCGCTTCCACGCGGTGATGACCAGCGCGGTGTCGTTCAGCATGCGCCCTCCCTCGGGCGGAACCAGATGTCAGGAGCAGGGCCGACCGGGCGCTGCCGGCCGGCGTCCCAGCTGCGCGCGATCCACTCCGGCCAGGTCGAGTCGACTTCCACGGCGGTGAACTGGGTCTCGCCCGCCCGGCCGCTGCCCGGCCACCACAGGCCGTCGCGGTAGTACCGGCCGGCCGCCAGCCCGGCCTCGGTCTCGGGGATGGCCTCAGCGTGGCTGAAGGCGTGCACCTTCTCGCGTGCGGCCAGCTCACCGCCCAGCCAGGTCAGGTGCCAGCCGGCCGGCCGCACGTCCTCGTAGACGGGCCAGCCGGTCTCGCGCAGCTGGGTGAAGCTGCCGACCTGGCCGTAGCGCATCACCGACGGGGCGTGCCAGGGCCAGGGCACCTCCCAGTCAACGGCGAACATGAAGAACCGCAGTTGCAGCTTGCACGGGGTGACCGACCTGCGGTTAATCCCGAGCGACAGGATTGCCTCACGCGAAGGAATCTCGTCCGCGTCACCGTGCAGGATGAGGTCGCCGCGCCGTGCGCCCGCGCGGTCAAGCCCCCCGAACACCGCCTGGCGGGAACTGTGCTCGCGCGCCCAGGTGTCGCCGGCCTCCTTGCCGACGTGGCTGGTCGACGGGTGGTGGCGGACGTAGGTGATGCGCCGGGCCCAGGGCGCAAACCGCTCACGCTGCTCCTCGAACGTGAACGGCTTGGGCTGGCCCTGGAAAGTCAGGTCGCCCTCCACGACCACGTGGTGGACCCCGATGCACTCAAGCTCGCGCAGGCGGCACTCCAGCAGGTCGGGCTCAGTGCCGATGCCGCTGTAGAGGAGCGTGTCGTAGATCCTGGTCACAGGACCACCCACCAGAGCTTGTCGAACTGGGTGTTGACCTGAACGACGTCCTGGTCGGCAGGGAACACCTGCCGGACCCCGGCCGCTACCGTCGGCCAGTTCCAGTCGTCGCCGGCGAAGACCGCCCCGGGCACGGCGTACGGCAGCAGCGCGGTGATGTTGTCGGCCACTTCCTGCGTCGTGTGCGCGGCGTCCAGGTGCAGGAACCGGATCGGGTCTTCCCACTGGGCGGCGAACTCGCGCCAGCCCATCTTCCAGACGCAGACGTTGCCCTCGGTAGCCTCGGCGATGTTGGCCATGAAAATGCCGTAGTTATCACGCTTGACCAGCTCCGGGTCAATGCCGATGCCGGCCGCAGCCGACTCCGGGCCGTCGCCCAGCCAGTGGTCCACGACATGCAGGAGCTTCGGGCAGATCGCGTTAGCGACGGGGATAGCACTGCGGCCCTGCCAGGTGCCGACCTCGATGGCCTCGCCGGCCAGGTAGTCCGTGGACTGGGCCAGGGCCGCCAGCACGTCCAGCTGGCCCTGGCTCATCCACTCCTCGTCAAAGCAAAGGACCACTAGCCCTCCGCGTCGGCGATGGCCTGGCGGACCGCCGCGTCCTTGGCGTCAACCAGGTGCCGCAGGGCCACGGTGAACTCAGGGCCGTCGCCGACCAGCTCAAGCAGCCGGTCCCGGGTGTCGCACATCACAGCGGCAACAGTAGCGGGAGCACCCTCCGGAAGGCGGGGGTTCGGCGTAAGCCACCGGGCTACCTGCTGGGTGGACGGGTGGCGGGCGGACAGGTTTGCGCTCATACGGACCCCAGCGTCTCTCTCATGAACTCGACGGAGGCCCTCTCGCCCCCGCCCGGTGCGATCGGCGCGGCCTGCTCGCGCGGGGCCAGCTTCCGGGCGACCATCGCCAGGGCCAGGGTCAGCGCGGTATCGCGGTCATCGAGCCGGACCCTGGCGTGCAGGTCCCACAGCACGGCCATGGCGGCGTGCGCGCGAGCCCCCCCTAGCCGGGCGGCCAGGGCCTGCCGGGCGGCCAGGGCCTCGCCCTGGGCGGCAATGCAGCCTCCGCACGACAGCACCAGCAGGTCGCGCAGGGCGAGGACAAGCTGGCGGGCCACGTGGCCCGCGTCCCCGTACGACACCAGGGCGCGGGCCAGCGCCTCGTACATGGCGGGGTAGTCGCCGTCAGCCGCCGCGGTCAGCAGGGCCGGCGCGAAGTCAGTCTCCCCGGTCAGCTCGCGCCACAGCTCCAGGCTGGAGATGCCGACCGAGCTGACCTGGTCGAGCCGCATCACAGCATCGCGCATGCCGCCCCCGGCGGCCTCGGCGACAGCGGTCAGCAGCGCGGGCTCAGCCGCGAGCCCCTCGGCCTGGCAGATGCTCACCAGGCGGTCGCGGATGACGCCAACGGGCAGCGGGTCGAACCGGAACGGGCTGCAACGGGAGCGCACCGTGCGGGGGATGGAGGCGAACTGGGTGGTAATCAAGATGAACACCACGCCAGGCGGCGGCTCCTCCAGGATTTTCAGGATGGACTCGAATGCCGCAGCGGACAGCCCGTGCGCCTCATCGATGATGTAGACCTTGCGCCCGCCGCCGACGGCGCCGTAATAGGCGCGGGTGCGGATGGCCCGCACCTGGTCGACGGTGCCATTGCTCGCGGCGTCCAGCTCCTCCACGTCCGGGCTGGTGTCGTTGTCGACCGCGAGGCAGCTCACGCACGTCCCGCACGGCCAGCTGGCCGCCGGGCCGGGCCGGGCCTCGCAGTTGAGCGCCTTGGCCACGATCCGGGCCATGGTGGTCTTGCCGCAGCCGCGCTCGCCGTAGAAGAGCATCCCGCCGGGCACCGTGCCCCGCTTGCACATCAGGTACAGCAGGGCCACGGCTGGCTTCTGCCCGGCGACATCGCCGAACACGCGCGGCCTGTAGCGCAGTGCCAGCTGCTCGCTCATGCGAACGTCCTCGTCTCGCCCGCCACGACCGCGGCCATGCACTCGCCCAGGTCCAGCCCGAGCTTGCTGCCCAGCTCGAACAGGGCGAGGCCGACATCTCCGTACTCCTTCGCCACCTCCCCGGCAGGACGGCCCTTGAGAACGGCCCCGGCCAGCTCCCCCAGCTCTTCCAGCGCCTTAAGGGCCTGCTGCTCTACAGCGGGGTACCGGTCGGTACCGTGCTTCGCGATGATCTCGCGGGCCAGCTCGTGTCCGTTCACTCGGGTCTCCTCATGCTGATGGTGGTCGCGATAACCGGGGGGCCGGGCTCCGGCCCGGTCACGGGCAGGCCCGCCGCGCAGAACGCGCCCGAGCTGAGCTTGCGGTGGCCGAACTCGCCGCCGCACTCCGGGCAGGCGAGGTACGTGACGTCGCCGTCCTGCTCAGGCTCAGCGGGGCCGCCGCAGTAGATGCAGTCGGCGCCCTCTTCGACCAGCGGCTCAGGCGGGCTGCTCAACGGGCTCCAGGACCTCCGGGGCGGGCTCTTCGGCATAGCCGTCGCCCGCCCAGTTCTCGTCAGGCGCGGTGTCCGGGCTGGTGCCGAAGGACTGGCCGTACTGATGCGTCTTGCCGAATCCGGGACTTTCCACAGGTTCCTCCACAAGGTGTGCGGCTACCTGTAATACGCCGGAGCCCGCGAGCGCCGCAATGACCTTCCCTTCGGCCTCGTCGCCACAGCGCGGGCAGAACCTCATCCCCCAGGGCGCGTCCAGCAGAGTGGAGGGGACCGGCAGGCCGCACCCCTCGCACGGCTGGCCGCCGCCGTGGAAGAACTCCAGCCGACGGGCGGTGTAGCGCGCGGCCTCGACCGGGCTGGCCTTGCCGGCGAGCGCGGCGTAGGCCTGGTAGGGACCGAGGCGGCCCTTGAGCAGCATGCGCAGCACGGTCCGCTGCCCCTCGCGGGCCAGCCAGAGGTCGCGGACGTGCTCGCGGGCGTCGCCCTCCTCGGCGGTCGCCCCGGCGTAGAAGCTCTCCGCGCGAATCAGCACCGGCACTGCCTCTGCCTCGTCCCACCACCGCAGCCGCCGGGCCAGGGCCGCGGGGTCGTCAGCTACCTCCAGCTCCCACAGGCCGGTCGGGCGCGCGGGGAACTTCCCCGCGGCCGGGAGCACAGCGAAGTTCCCGCCCCAGCGCAGGTACGGGTACAGGTGCACCGCCATCTTGATGAGGTAGTCGCCGATGTCGAGGCCGTCGGCGACGCGGGTCAGGCCGAACTCGGCGTAGTCCACCCCGGCGCTGCGCTCGCGGTAGCCGGTGCCCGAGGACGCCAGCCTCACCGACTCCACGGCCAGGTCGGGGAACGGCGGCCGGCCGGACCTGCTCATCCGCCCGGCGATGTCAGCCCGTGCCCGGTAGGCGGCCCGGCGGATGATGTACTCCAGCGACGTGCCGGAAACGAACCGGTACTCATCCGGGCGCTCCACCTTCATCCGGACGCGCTGCGCGACGGTGGACTGGTCGAGCGGGCGCACCGGCTCAGCGACCAGGTCGCGGTCGACGGCCTGCACGTACCTGCGGCGCAACTCCAGGTCCTTCCGGTCGCACACCCCGCAAGCGGTCCCGCTGCACTGCTGGTCGCAGCGCGGCACCCACTCATTGCCGTGATATCCCTCGGGGATATCACTGTCGTAGCCCTCGGCGGTGGTCCCCTCCAGGAACTCCACCATGTCCCGGTACACCCGCCACAGCAGGGACCGCGGCACGCCGGTGTCGATCATCTCCCAGCCGAGCAGGTCCTCGTAGAACCGCTCGCCGAAGATGTCGTCCAGCCCGTTGCGGAACCCGTGAACTTTCATCGCCTCATCGAGCTTTTCCCGCATGTCCTTCGGGAAGCCGCCCCACGACGCGGTGCCGTAAGCCTCGATGACGTCCACGACGGCCTCGCCGACGTCCCGGCTCGCCCGCTGGCACGCTTGGAAGAACGCCAGCTTCGGCGGGGAGGCCTTGCTGCCGATCTTGATCCAGATCCGGTGATCGCGAAGTTCGCCGAGCGCCTGCTGCAGCATGTAGTCCGGCGGGGTGACCTCGAACCACTGCAGCGGAGTCTGCGCCTCGATGAGCAGCGGGGTCCAGGAGAAGATGATCTGCACCCCGGCCGCGGCCTCGCCGAACCCGTTGCGGATGTCGGCCAGCCGGCGGCCCAGCTCCACGACCCTCATCACGTCGGCTTGCTCCTCACCGGGCCAGTTGGTGATGAAGTAGAGCTTGATCTTCCTGATGCCCGCGCGGATCGCCCGGGTGACCGCCTCGGCCACGTCGTCGTCACTGGTGCCCTTGCCGGCCAGGTCGCGCATCCGCTGGCTGTTGCCCTCCAGGCCGAGAGTGAGCGACGTCGTGCCGGAGACTTGCAGCAGCAGGGCGAAGCCGGGGTCGGCGAGGTAGTCATCGATCCGCATCGAAGAGGCGTCCACCCGGCCGGCGACGTTCTCCAGCAACCCGGCGATCAATGCCTTCTTTCGCGTGTGCATGGGCGGGTCCGGGGCGACCAGGCTGATGTCGGTCGAGCCCATATTGTCCCGCCACGCCTTGGCCCGCTCCACTGAGCGGCCTGTGCCCTCCTGCCGGTAAGGCTTGGTCACCCACGAGAGCCTGCAGAAGCTGCACCAGGCCGGGCAGCCGCGCGCTACCTCAACGTCCCCCGAGCCCATGCCGGGATCGGAGAACAGCACCGGCGCGCTGGTCATCAGGCTGGCCTTGTTCAGGTCAGCGACGCGCCGGGCCTTGAAGATCGGGCCGATGCCCTCAGCCAGACTCCGGTAACCGGACACCATCTTGGTCAGCTCGGGCAACCCGCGGTCCTCGTACTTGTAAGCGACCTCAGTGAAACGCGGGAAGTACAGGAAGGGAAACTCCCTGGCCAGCATCTGGTAACACCACAGCCGGTCATTCTGCCAGGACCGCGGGCCATTGCTCTTGAACTGCGCGATGCGCTCACAGACTGCGGAGATGCCGGGGTTGCCCTCCTCGTCCTCGGCCTCTCCCAGCCACACGGCATCGACCACCGGGGCCATGAACTCGGGCGCGCAGTACGCCTGGCCGCCAACCAGCACCATCGGGTAGTCCTCGGCGCGCAGCGTCCGGTCGGCCCAGCGCAGCGGGATACCGCTCATGGAGAGGGTCTTGCAGAAGTTCATGAAAAGAACTGTGTACGAGATAGACGTGCCCACCACGTCGAAGTCGCTCAGCTGGTGCCTGCTCTCGATGCCGAACGCCGGCACCTGGCCGCGCTCCAGCAGGTCCATGTCACGCGGGGTGGCGGGCAGGTAAAAACGGTCAGCGAGCGTGTAAACCCCGGCCTTGTGCAGCGCGTCGTACACAGCGGGGATCGCCATGTTGCCGGCCGCCTGACTGTAGGGCCAGCTCGCGACGAGCAGCCAGCGCACCTGGGCGGCACCCCACGGGCGGCGGGCGGCGTTGGGCTCGGTGCCCAAGAACTGCTGCGGTCCGTCAAAGCGGAACAGGTTTCCGTCTAGCCACCGGGCAATCGACTCAGGACTGCGGCCTGTCATCGGGCCTCCTCCGGAGGTGTACCACCGGGCGCGTGCCCTCTTCGGCCTCACGCCGGACACGGCGGGCCAGCTCCTCGGGAACCGGGACCCTCGCCACCCTGCGGTACCGGGTAGCTGCCCGGTGCTCGCGGAACCTCCACCAGCGCCTCATTCGCTCTCCCCCTCAAACACCCTCGTCACCCCGTCCGGCCCGAGCGCGAAGCGGACCCGGGCGTCCGCGTACGCGCTGTACGCCCGGTCGTGGGTAATCATAACGACCTGGACGCCAAGCTCATCGGCCACCTGGCGGACGAACTCGCCCAGCCGGTCGGTGTAGCTCTCGCTGACGAACCGGAAGGTCTCGTCCAGGAACAGGGCCTTCCGGGCGCCGGGCGTGAGCCGCACCATGACCAGCCGCAGGACGAAGGCGACCACCTGCACCATGCCGCCGCCGCGGGCGTCAAGCACAGGAGTCTCCAGGACCTCGCCACCGTGCCCCGACCGGATGACCGGCTCCAGGGTCACCTGGCCGCCCACCTCACCGGGCACCAGGCGGAAGGACAGCTCCTCCTCGAAGATGTCCCGCAGCGCCCGGGTGGTCAGGTCCTCGAACATCGCGCGGGCGCTCTCCTGCGCCTCCTCACCGATCCTCGTGAGCAAGGCGGCGACCTGGGCGTACAGCGCGGACTGCTCCTCCGCGCGCGTGATGTCCGCCTCCGCCCGCTTGCCGGCCTTGACCACCTGCTGGGCACGCCCCGCCTGGCGGTCCAGGTCACGCCGTGTGGCCCGGACCGCCGTCGCGAGGGCTGCGAGATCGGTCAAGGGCGGACCCACTGCCACCGGGACATGTCCGTCCCCGGGTACTCGAACAGCCAGTCGGCAAAGTCAGACGGCGTGTCGAACGTGATCTTCCGCCCGCCGTCGGTGATGGCCGCCTTGTCGCCGGTGACGAAGTTCTCGGTCGTCCTGGCCATCAGGCCCGCCGCCCCCCGTGCCGGTAGTCGCGAGTGCGGTTATACGCCATTTTTCTCTCGTACTCGGCCATGAGGTCGATGCCGTAGAGCTTGCAGAGCTGCCGCAAGAACGACAGAATCCCGGCGAACGCTGAGCTAGGACTCTCGTAGGATGCCTCCTGCGCCATTGTCACGCGGGCGATGAGGCCGTGCAGGGTGTTGATGTTCACCAGGAACTCGTCGTCAAGGACGAAGATCTCCTCGTCTGGCTCCAGGCACTCTTCCAGGTCCCACCCGAACAGATCCGCATCATCCAGCAAGCGGATCAGGACGTCCGCGAACTCGCTGCCGACGCCCTGCGGCTTAGGATTCAGCCCGACGCCGAGACGCTCGGTTACGTCTTCCAGGCCCCAGTCACGCCACGCGTGCCCGGCCTCGGCGGCCTCCTCGTGCAGCAGCGCCATCGCCTGCCCGAGCGGGCACGGGCTCTCCCGCCACCCCTTCTCCTCGCAGTAAGCCGTCACCTCGGCCTGCATTTCCTTCAGTGTCTTGGGCATCTCGTGCCTCTCTGCTAGTAGCCGACCGAGTTGGGCGGCATCTGCGGGCAGGTACCGGTGACCTGCTTGTCCTTGTCGTGCAGCAGCAGCGGCGCCCGGACTTTCCCGCGGTCCTTGCCCACCTTGAACTCGCACGTCGGCGAGGGGTGGGCGGCCAGCATGGCGGACAGGAACACCGCGTTCACCACCAGGAGGTGCTGGCCATGACCCCAGGAGGCCGGGATGACCTCCTCGGCGCTGTTGCCGTCCTTGTCGCGGCCGGTAACCGTCAGCCGGGCGCGCTTCCCGTTGTCACTGTCAGCGATGAGCGCGACCGCTGACGTGCTCGCCTCGGTGTTGATCTTCACCCGGCGCAGCGCGGCGGTCAGCTCGCCCTTGTCGACGCCCAGAGTCATGTCGTTGCCCTTGGCCGGATCGAGGAACAGCTTCTCGACGTCGGGGAAGGGCGCGGCCATCCGCAGCGCGGCCAGGGTGACCGGGCCGACGCGGAACACCGAGTAAGGGCCGGCCTCGGCCACCTCGGCGTCCTCCACCGGGTTCTTGGCGAGCAGCTTGAGCAAGTCGTCCAGCGCGGCCCCGGGGATGAGCATGTCACGCGGGAAGCCGGGCACCGGCGCGCAGGCGAACTGGGCGGCGTCGGCCGCCCAGGCGAGCATCCGCCCGGTAGCGTCGCCGCTGATGCGGACCTGGGTGAAAGCCGGGCGGCCTGCTTCCCTGCCCACCGCGTGCCGCACCGTGTCCAGCGCGGCCCGCAGCGCCTCGCGGCCGACCGGAGCGAACCCGGCAGCCGACAGGTCGGGCATTCCCGTGTACCCGTCGGGGTTCGGCAGGCGCAGCTGCCAGGTCGCCGAGCCGGCGGTCACCAGGGCGGCCCCGCCCTTGACCGTCACCGTAACATCCCCCTCGGGAGCTTCGGCGAGGATCGACTTCAGCTTCTTGGCGGGCAGGTAGGCCTGGCCGCCGGACTGAGTGAGCACGGCGGGGATCTCGGCGGAAACCGCGGTCTGCTGGTCGGTGGCCGCCACCCGCAGGCTCTCCGGGCTCACCGTGACCTGGAAGCAGCCGTTGACCGGCAAGGTGGCGCTTGACGGCACGGCGGGCAGCGCCCAGTCAACCAGCTGGGCGAGCACCGCCCGGCGGACCGTGAACTCCAGGGAGCCGTAGTCGGCCCCGGCCTCGTTGCTCATGCCGTTCCTCCCGCGAGTTCGAGCTGCCGCTGTACCTCGGCCGCCTCGGCTTCTAGCTGCCGGTCCAGCTCAGCCAGCTTCTCCCTGGCCTGCCCGGCAGTGGTGACGCCGAACTCGGCCTCCAGGTCCTCGCGGACCGCAGCGGCGCGGGCGCCCGCCTGCTGCGCCTGCGCGTCGGCGCTGGCGTGCCGGCGCTGGGCGCTGGTGATGTCCTTCTGCAGTGCCGCTACCGTTTCTTCGATGGCCATGCCCTTACTACGCCGCCGTGAGCGACAGGCGGCCGGGCCTGCCGCCGAGGCTGAACTTGGGGCAGGCGTGCTTGACAGGGCAGTACGCGCAGCCCGCGTTATCAGCTTTTGGGGCGAGGCGGCCCGCCCAGATGTCCTGGGCGGTCTTGGTGATCCGGCCCGCCATCTGGGCCACCGCGTCACGGTTCACCGTGACCGGGAGGACCCGCGTGTCGCACATGGGCTGGATGAGCCCGCTCATCGCCGGGAACTGCCCTTTCAGCACCTTGACCGCGATGGCGTAGAACGCCAGCTGGCCGAGCACCTTGCGGTAGTAGTTATTGTCGCGGGTGGCCTTCAGGTCCC